CTCTGAAAAACGTAAGGCTGTGGCTGAAAAGAAACGTGTAGGTATGGGTAAACGTACATCGCAGATAAGAAGAAAGAAAACAAAACGTAAAAAGAAATAATCATGGGTAAAAAAGGAACAACAGTAATGCCGGGTGTTTATAAAATGCTTAAAGGCAGAACTGAATCATCGAAACTATTGGGTCTAAAGAAAAAGTCTCCAGCTAAAAGAATGAGCTATGGCTCAAATAAATATTAAGCTATGCCAGGTGTAGGAAGAAATAGCTATAAGGCAGCAATGCAAAAAGCTAAAGAATTAGGGGCTAAAAAAGCAGCCGCCACTAAAAGAATGACTGGTGGTGGATATGGAATTACTAGATTAAACAGCGATAGGCCCTCAGACTCTATGCCTTCACAAGCGCTGAATAGATTTAATTATGGTTTTCCTAGAATGAGTAGAAATTTTATGGAAGCAATAGAACAAGACCCAGACGCTAATGCTAGTATTAAAAAAGCAGTGGCAAAGGAAAGAGCAAAGCTAGATGAATAGTATACTGCTTTAAAAAAAAATGAAACAGTTGCTTGCTACCTTATTGTTAATTTTAAGCTACTCCTGCGGTTCTATAAAAGGCCAGGCGTATATAGATATTAACGAAAACGTTGATTACGAAAGAAACGAAGATCTTAGATATAGAACACGTTTTAAGGTAGGCTATAAAATATACTTAGGAGATAAACACGCAATTAAAAAATAATGACTTATACTTGGAATAACAAAACAGTAGACACGTATCCTACACTGGGTAGTAATGCAGACGTTATATTTAACGTGCATTGGAAACTTACAGGAACAGATGACAGCGACAATACTGGCAGCGTTTATGGAACGCAATCACTAGAGACTTCTGACCTTTCAGACTTTACCTCCTTTGCAGATATTACAGAGGAGCAGGTTAATGGCTGGGTAGAAGCAGCAATAGGGGAAGAAGAAGTAGCCGGGCTAAAGGCTAATATAGATTCTCAAATTGAAGAAAAAATAAATCCCAAAGTAGTTACAAAGACTATTGGAGAATAAATAATTATTAACATTTAAATAAAAACAAAATGGCAAAAAAAGAAAAGACAGCTATTACAATTGATGACAAAGAGTATTTCTACGAAGATTTATCAAAAGAACAGCAAATAATTGTTAATCACATTTCAGACTTGCAGCGCAAGATTAGTTCAAGTGAGTTTAACTTACAGCAGTTAAGCTTTGGTAAAGATGCTTTTGTTGACGCTTTAAAAAAAGCGCTAGAAGAAGAGCAAAATAAAGAAGAAGAAGAAGCACACAATTAAAAAATAATATTATGTCAGAAGAAAAAAAAGAAGTAGCAAAAAAAGAAAAAGTACAAAAGCCTAAGCCGGCACCAAAACCTTATGTAGACATAAGATAATGCCACAAAAATTATCTCCTGCGGCCCGCAAAAGAAAAGCGGCTCGTGACCTTGCATATGCTAAAACTCCCCGGCGTCGAGCGATGAAGGCGGAGAATCAAAGAAAAAGACGCAGTGCACTCAAAAGGGGATTGAACATACAAGGTAAAGACTATGACCACAATAAAAAGAAGTTTGTACCAGTTAAAACAAACAGAGGAGGTTATGGTAAAGGTACTAAAAAATACAATACAAAATGAGCACAACACCTATTACAACTAGAGTCAAAGCTAGTTCTAAATCTAGCTCTTGCACTTGTGGGTGCGGTGAATGTGGCCCGCTTACAAGAAGAAAGTCAAACGCACCTTCAAGAAAAAAATCTAAGGGTTACTATGCTAAAGTAAAAAAGGGCAGAGGGTCTGGTTCTAAAGCAGGAGGCGGGATGACCGCAAAAGGAGTAGCTAAATACAGAAAAGATAATCCAGGGTCAAAGCTTAAAACAGCTGTGACAACTTCACCCTCAAAACTAAAAAGAGGAAGTAAAGCCTGGAAGCGTAGAAAATCATTTTGTGCCAGATCGAGAAGCTGGAAGTCAGAGCGTGGTAAAGCAGCACGCCGTAAATGGAACTGCTAATATAACTTATATCAATCAAATTAAATTAAATGGCAATACAATTCGGATCGCCTAAAGTAGTTAAAGAGCTTAGCTTCAGTACAGATGCTAAGCAAAAACTAATAGACGGCATTAATAAACTAGCAAAAGCAGTGGGTAGTACACTCGGCGCATCAGGAAGAACAGTAGTTCTTGAAGATGACTTTGGCAACCCACACGTCACTAAAGACGGGGTTACTGTAGCAAACTACATTAATTTAGAAGACTCAGTAGAAAACCTAGGTGTTACTATGCTTAAGCAAGCTTCTCGCCAAACTGCGTCTAAAGCAGGTGATGGCACAACAACCTCAACAGTATTAGCGCAAGCTATAATTCACAACTACTTTAATCAAAAGGGAGAAGAATATTCTTTTAGAGATATTAAAAATGGTATTTCAGCTTTTGCAAAGCATACTATAAAAGAATTAGAAAAAAGAAGTGTTCCCGTTGATGATAAAAGATTAAACCAAGTTTCTAGAATATCAGCCAATAATGACACTGAGCTTGGTGACTTTATAGCGGAAGCATTTAAATCCGCGGGAGATAACGGAGTAGTTACAATGGAAACATCTCCTAGCAACGAAACGTACATAGATGTAGTAGATGGAACACATATTAATGCTACATCAAAAAGTATACACTTCTATACTAATAGAGAAAAAGAAGTAAGTGAACTGGATAAACCATTAGTATTCTTATGTGCATCCGAGGTAAACAATATTAGAAGAATACAAACAATACTTGAGCATGCGATCAAGTCCAACAGGTCGTTATTGCTTATTGCCCCTTGCGAACAGCAGGTAGTGTCAGCTTTAGCAATGAATCACGTAAAGGGCAATATTAAGTGTAATATCATAGATCCTCCGTCGTTTGGGCTGAAGCGTAAGGACATACTAGATGATATTGCCCTTCTAACGGGTGCAACTGTTATTGATGAGAACTTAGGTGACTCACTGGATAACATCACCCCAGAAGTGTTAGGACAGGCCGATAAGGCTATCATAGATAATGACGGTACTACTCTTGCTATAAAAGAAGTATCACAAGAAGTTACAGAACGCGTAGATTATTTAAAAGCGCAGTTAGATGAAGAAGAGCACCATGTAATGCGCCCTCATATTGAAAACAGATTGGCAATATTGTCAGGCGGAGTTTCTATAGTATATGTAGGCGGCGATACAGATGTTGAAGTTTCAGAAAAGAAAGATAGAGTTGACGATGCTATACACGCCGTTAGAGCCGCAAAGAAGGAAGGCATACTTCCAGGTGGGGGTTCAGCACTAGTGCATACGGCAAACTCTGACTGGCAAATGAAACTTAACCCCGGTGAGCTTAAAGGTGTAAGTATATTGAAACAATCTTTATACGCACCTTTTTTACTTATACTTAGTAATGCAGGACTAGATTCTACAAAGTATACTGAGCTAGGCAAATGGGGAAGTGGGGTAGACGTTATAGATGGCAAAATCAAAGACATGCGCAAAGCAGGTATTATTGATCCTCTTCTTGTAACCAAGTCGGCACTTCAAAATGCTATATCTGTAGCTACTACTATTCTTTCAACTGATTGTGTAATTTCAAATGTAAGAGAAGGTGAAAGCAATAGGTAGATACATTATTATCTCTGAGATAAAAGAAGATATAAAGAAAACAGACGGTGGGCTGCTACTTGCAGAAAACCACCGCGAAGATATAAGATACCGTACTGCAGATGTTATTTCTGTAGGAACAACGGTAGAGGGTGTAAATATAGATGACAAAATATATTATGACAGGCATGCTGGACATAATATAGAAATTGGTAAAGATATTTATAAAGTTATACAAGAGCAAGATGTTATAATAGTATTGTAATGGACAGAAGCGATTTTTTAGAGCGAGGCGAACTAAAAGTTGACTTTCTTAAATATTACAGGCTTGTGTCTCGCTGGGCTTGTAAAGAAAACAATATATCAATATCAGATTTAGAATTGTTATTTTATTTAGATCCTATTAAATACTTTACTATAAAAGACTTTCAAAATGGCACAATGTATTATCATTGGGACAGGCAACGTTTTTACAGGTTGCAAAGAGAAGATTGGATTGAAAAGATACATAAAGGTAATGGTCGCTTGGGTGATCATAATAAGTACAAGGTGTCTTTTAAAGGCAAGAGACTTATTAATAGAATTTACAAAATATTAATAAGTGAAGAAGATATGCCTTTATCCGCCAAACGAGGGTTTGGAAAGCGTGAGAGTTATGTAGATAAAGTATATGCAAACGCAATAGATAAATTTAACAAAGATAAATTATAAATGGCTAGAATATCCCAGTACGATCAGGACGGCACTTTAAACAAGCTAGACAAGGTACTCGGCACTGACAGTACTACTGGTGCTACTAAAAATTACAGTATTGAGTCTATGATAGGCCTTGTCAACAGCGATGATCTCGTTGATGTTTTTGACGGGGTATCTTATGCTTTTAAAGATTATGCGGCCGGATCAACAACACCAAAAGGTATTATAAACCTTAATGCGGGAGCTGCTTCTAATGCTGCTTTTAGTGCTATCAATCAAATATATATATCTGTATTAGACAAGCAAGGTAACTCTATAGCAAATTATTTAGACGACACTCTAAATGGTCAAATTAGAATAGTACAAAAATCTAATATTGATGTATACGGTGTTTTTGAAGTTACCGCTATTACTAACCATGATAGCGCAGCTTATAAAAAGTTAACTGTTACACCGAAAATCAATAATGGTAATATAACAGTAAATGGAGAATATTTTATTTCAAACTTTTCTGCTGTATTTGATCAAGACTTTTCTGATGATTCTGTAACAGAATTTGGTGATGTAACAAACGCAGGGTCTGGACAGATTATAACCAGTGCTGAAAGAACTAGTTTAAATAACTTTACAGCTAATGGGCTTTTGCACGCAGACGTTGTAAATACCGTAACTTCTACCGCTACAAATGTACCATTGTCGGCTGCCCAAGGAAAAGTATTAAAAGATTTAATTGATACTATAAATGCGCTTTTAACAAGTGACAATACAGATTTAGACTCACTTCAAGAGGTTGTAGATTTTATAGAAGCAAATAAAAGTACTTTAGATAGTTTAAGCATAAGCAACATCGCCGGCCTCCAAGCAGCTTTAGACGCTAAACAAGCTACAGAAACAGGTAAAGGATTATCAGCTAATGATTTTACTGCAGCTTTACTTACTAAATTAAACGGAATAGCCGCGCAAGCGGAAGTTAATGTAAACGCTAACTGGAATGAAACAAATTCTAATAGTGATGCATTTATTCAAAATAAGCCAACTGACTTAACAACTTTATCAGCGCATGGCGTAACCGAGCTTTCAGATATAACATCCGCTGGATCAGGTAGTATTATATCTTCAGCAGAAAGAACAAAATTAACTGGTATAGAAACCTCTGCAGACGTAACAGACACTACAAACGTTACAGCCGCAGGCGCTCTAATGGATTCAGAAGTGACTAACTTGTCACAGGTAAAGGCGTTTGATACTACTGATTATGCTACAGCCGCGCAAGGAGCTAAAGCCGATAGCGCACAACAACCCCCTTCTGAGGGTGCTTTTGTGGACGGCGATAAAACAAAACTAGACAATACAATTAGCAGCACAGGCTCCGGCGTAGCTAACAAAATAGTTATTTGGTCAGGAGCAAGTACATTAACCCAAGATACTAACCTACATTGGGACACTTCTAACGACAGGCTAGGAATAGGGACTACTAGCCCTTCACATATACTTACTTTGGAGAGTGCAAGTAGCCCCGCTTTAAAAATAAAAGACACTACACAGGGAACTACTTTATTGGCATTTAGCCAAGATGCTAACTCGCATATAGGTACTTTTAGTAACCATCCGTTGGTTTTTGACACTAATAGTGCTGAACGAATGCGCATAAACTCCTCAGGCGACGTAGGGATAGGTACTGATAGCCCACAAGCTAAGTTGGATGTAGTTGTTAGCGATGTAAGTGTGAGTCCTAATGGAAATAGTTCAGCTGTGTTTAGGAGAAATGGTGATAATTATATATCATTATTAAGCAGCACAGCGGGAGAAGGCGGAGTATTGTTTGGAAATTCAGGTGATGCTGCTGACGGTTGGTTAGCATATAAAAATGGTTCAGGTAATCAATATATAACAATAGGGACTGCTAACTCCGAAAAAATGCGCATAGACTCCGCAGGTAAAGTTGGGATTGGTCACTCAGTATTATATCACAAATTTAGTGTAAATGGTAATATTGATATTAGAGGTGGAAATGGCAGTTTTTTAACATTTAATAATGGCGACGCTAAAATTATTGCAAACAATAACGGCGCTGGTAGAGATTTATCATTTGAAACCTACAATGGCTCATCTTCCGCAGAAAGAATGCGTATAACCGCTGGTGGCGAGGTAGGAATAGGCACTACTAGCCCAGATGCTAAATTAGACATTCAAGGCGATGGTGCAGATTTTTTCTTACAATCAGCCGACTTTAAAATAGCTAGAATACAGCCAAGAGGTACTGGGGCAAATTTAGATAAAGGATTGTTTTCTTTATTTGATGGTTCAGCAGAAAACGTTAGAATTGACACTGAAGGAAATTCTTGGTTAAACGGGGGTAATGTGGGCATAGGACATACAAGTCCCACCGCTCCCCTTGATGTCCGCAGGTCAGACGCTAGTGGTAGAGTAGCTGAATTTCACAATAATGTTGGCTATGGTATTAATATTGATGTGGAGAGTGACGGGGGTGTTAACACTATTGGCACAGCAACTAACCAAGCGTTAGCCTTTGTAACAAATGGGGGCTCAAATGAAAGAATGCGCATTGATGTAGCAGGCAACGTAGGCATTGGGACTTCTAGTCCTACTTCTGTTGGGGGTGGAGCAAAATTAACTGTTTTGCAAGGCGCAGATGGAAATATTGTGTTTGCAAGAGGAGGCTCTACAAGGCAAGTTCAATTAGGAACAACTTCTACTACTGGGTATATAAATGCAGATAACGCTTCTGGTGGATTAACATTTAATGTAAATACCACCGAAAGAATGAGGTTAAATACCTCAGGTAATTTAGGCATAGGGACTAGTAGTCCCTCCGAAAAATTAACTGTATCTGGAAATGGAAACTTTACTGGAAAACTTGCGGTTGGCTCTACAGCATCTCACTCCACATATGAATTTTACAACCAGGATAGAGCTTATTTCAATGGTGCGGTAATTGTTGATGATACTTTTACACAAACTGGTGGTGGCGCTTCTACTTTTTCAGGAAATATATCTGTATCAGGTACTTCGTTTCTTGACGGCCTTGTAACAATAGATCATAATCTAAATATACAAGCCAGTGGAGTGCTTAAAATGAGTGGCACTGAAGTTATATCAGCAGCAAGACATATTAGCGCAACAACAGGAAGTTTTTCAGGTAATATTAGTACATCGGGTGTTGTTCTCTTTAATGACAATCAAGGTATTAATTTTGGCAATAGCAATGCAAAAATTTACGGTTCAAGTGCTGATGGTATAAAGTTTAATGGTAGCGGGTCTGAAAAGATGCGTTTAACTCAAGCGGGCAATTTAGGAATAGGGACTACGAGTCCTACGAGTAAACTTAGTATAGAAGGTAATATAACATCCTCGGGCCATAGGTCAATAAAACATAGTGATGTTGCTCAGGACATAGTGGTTAAAGTCGTAACTAAAACTGTAGCTCATCCAGAATATGGAAATGGGAGCTCTTCAGGCTATACTATAGATGCGATTGAGGGGGCATATTTAGAATTTACACCTGGTAATACATATAAGTTTGATCAATCAGATAGTTCTAATGCTAATCATCCTCTTAGATTTTATGAAGATGCTGCTAAAACAACAGCCTATACAACAGGCGTAACTACAAGTGGTACTCCTGGAAGCTCAGGTGCATATACACAAATTATACCTACAACCTCCACACCCCCTGTATTGTTTTATCAGTGCAGTGCTCACGCACTTATGGGCAGCTATGTTAAATTTGGTACAGGTACTGTTGGTGATACATATTCTATAGATGTTACACAAGACGGTAATAATGTAGATTTAAAATTAGATGCCGCAAGTGGTGCAGACTCTACTGTACAGCTTACAGCAGGCTCTAATATAACACTTACGAGAAACGATGCGCAACAAGTTACTATTGCAGCTTCTGGGGGCGGTGTAACAATACAAGAAGAAGGTAGTTCGCTTTCTACAGCGGCTACAACTCTAAACTTTACGGGGAGTGCTGTTACAGCTTCTGGGAATGGTGCTGTTAAAACTATTAATGTAACAGGTAGTGGTAGTAGCGGGAGTACTGTTACTATAGAAAAAAATGTATATACGGGAGATGGTTCAGATCTTACATTTGATACAACAACAGCCATTGTTAATGAAAACAACGTACAGGTATATATCGACGGTGTTTACCAATCTAAAGATACCTACACAACCAGCGGCAGCACTGTAACCTTTGGGTCAGGTAATGCTCCTGCAAACGGAACATCTGTAGAGCTGATACACATGGTTTCTGTAGATGCAGTAATTGCAAGAGATAGTTTTACTGGCAACGGCTCGACTACAGCATATGTGCTTTCTAAAGGTATTTCAAACGAAAACGCTACGCAAGTATATTTAGATGGTGTTTACCAAAGTAAAAATAACTATTCAACTTCTGGCAGTACATTAACGTTCTCCACCGCACCACCGAACGGTACTGCTATAGAGGTTGTTCATATAAAAGCAAGTGTAGATTCAAGTACGCAGTGGCAATCTTCTATTAAAACAGCAGATTTTACTGCTTCAGCCGGGGAAGGATATTTTGTTAACACAACGTCAGGAGGAGTTACTGTAACTTTGCCTTCTAGCCCAGCACTAGGAGATACAGTTACAATTTCAGATTACGGTGGTAGCTCAGCAACTAATAATATAGTGTTTACTTCTTCTAATAATATACAAGGAGCGTCGGCTAATAAAATATTAAATAAAAATAATAGTTCAGTAGAGCTTGTTTATTCTGATTCAACAAAAGGGTGGGTTACTGCTTCAGACTCAAATGATGCGCTGTCCGCTATTCCTTTAACAGTTCACTATTTAGTTGTAGCAGGTGGAGGCGGAACTTCAACCGATAGTCCAGGTGGTGGCGGGGCCGGGGGTCTTAGGACGTCATGGGCAGGAGGATCGGGCGGTGGCGGTGCTTCCGAATCTCCCTTGTCTTTATCAGTTGCTACAAATTATTCAGTAGCTGTAGGAGGCGGTGGTGGTGCGGCAGCAAATGGAACAAATTCTACTTTTTCTACAATTACTTCTATAGGTGGTGGAAAAGGTGGTGGTGCAACAGCTGGAAGTTATCCGGGATCTGTAGGAGGTTCTGGAGGTGGTGGAGCTGGGGGCTCTTATGGTGCCGCTGGAGGAGCTGGAACAGCTAACCAAGGATTTGCAGGAGGTACATCAGGAGCTGCTGGTTCTGGTGCAACCTATCCCGGTGGTGGTGGTGGTGGTGCTAGTGCTGTTGGTGCTAGTGCGTCCAATGGAGGGCCCGGTGGTAATGGTGGGGCAGGAAAATCTGTTTCTATAACAGGAAGTGCAGTAACATATGCTGGTGGTGGTGGTGGAACATCTGCATCAGTTCAAGGTTCAGGTGGCGCTGGCGGTGGTGGAGCTGGTGGGTCTGGGGCTAATAATGGTACCAATAATACTGGTGGTGGAGGTGGTGGTACTTCCGCATCAGGTGGTAGCGGGGTAGTAATACTTAGATATCCAAATGCCTTTACAATAAGTGGTTTGTCAGGAACAACAACTACGTCTGGAACTGATAAAATAACAACATTTACAACCGGTTCAGGAAATATACAATTTAACTAAAATATGGCACATTACGCTTTTTTAAATATGCAAAACGTTGTTACCGAAGTAATAACAGGTAAAGATGAAACAGAAGGCCCCACAAATTGGGAAATACATTATGGTAATCTACGTGAACAAATTTGTAAAAGAACATCTTATAATACAAGTGCGGGAGAGCATAGACGGGGTGGTATACCATTTAGAAAAAACTATGCGGGCATCGGTTATACTTATGATGTTGCAAAAGATGCTTTTATACCTCCCCAGCCTTTTGCTAGTTGGACATTAAATAAAGATAAGTGTATATGGGATGCCCCAGTGGAGTATCCATCAGATAGCAAACTATATAAATGGAATGAAGACACCATATCTTGGGACGAAATAACAAAATAAAATATCATAAAAAATGGCTCTAACAAAAGTAACACATGCTGTATTAGAGAACAGATACACAGCAAAAGCAACGAGCACCGCAACCGGTAGCCAGAATTTGGATGCATCAACAGCAACAACTTTTATGCTCACAGGCAACGTTGCAACTGCAACGCTTACTATTCAAAATATGAAATTGGGTCAAGTAATTGATATTGTTCTTTCTGGCACCTTAAGTAGTGCGGTAATTACTCTTGCTACTAATTTTTCAAGTGCTACAATTAGTAAAGTAGGGAGTACATCATTAGACCAATCCGCAACAAATTTCATTCAAGTGGTTTGTGTTGATGATACTGATAATGCAGCAATATTACTATATTCAATTAACACGTACGCGACAGATACAACTCCTTAATTATGAAAGCAAGAGAACACAACGGAAATATTACAACCTACAATAGCTTACCCGAAACTTGGAATGGCTCAGATGGTCACATAATGAATTTTAGAAATGCATCAACGGAGGTTGTTGAGGCGGAGGGTTTTTTTGATGTTCAAAATCCCGATGGTTATGATGGCAGGATTCACGATTTAACTGACTTAACTTTTGATTCTGAAGATAATGTTTTTGTTTACTCCAAGGAGGATAAAACTTGGTCTGAAACTTTAGCGGAATTAAAAGCGAGTAAAATTACATCTTTGAAATCAATATACAATTCAGAACTTTCAAAAACTGATTGGATCATTGTAAGGGATTCAGAACTTGGCAACACAACCGAACAATCTGTAAAGGATTCAAGGGCGGCATTAAGAACTGAATGTGCAACTAAAGAAGCTGAAATAAATGCCCTAACCTCAAAAGCAAACGTAATTACTTACCAACTACCTAATTTAAATGTATGAGTTTAGGCAGAAGATTAATTTCAACAGGAGCACCTGAAGTATCGCTTTTTAAAACTATACTATACGCAGGGGATAATAGCACATCAAATGTTCAAACAGGGGTAGGATTTCAACCTGATTTAGTGTGGGTTAAACAAAGAACTGATGGTTCTGACCACGTTTTGTTTGATGTTGTTAGAGGCGCAGGTGCAGGTAAGAGTTTAAGTGCAAATGCTACATATTCCGAAGGCCTATATGATGCAGGATATGGTTTTGTAAAATCTTTTGATGCAAATGGATTTACAGTATCAGCAGGAACTTCAAGTCCTAATTCTGCAGCGTACACAAACAAATCAGGTGATAATTATGTGGCTTGGAATTTTAAGGCAGGTGGTTCTGTTTCAGCAGGAAACAATACAGTTGGCGATATAACAAGTACAGTTAGTGCCAACCAAGATGGTGGTTTTTCAATAGTACGTTACACTGGGACATCAGGTTATACAGACACAGTAGGACACGGTCTTTTATCACCACCTGAAATTATTATACAAAAAAACATTAATCAACCCGGAGGTGCGGTAGGTTGGTATGTACATACAAATTTGATTGATGGAAGTAATGATTATTTAGTTTTAAATTCAACTGCGGCAAAAGGTGACAATTCACATAATTTTGCATTTAACTCCACAACTTTTACAGATTGGGGTTGGTCCGGTTACGATATGATAAACTACTGTTTCCATTCTGTGAGTGGAGTGAGTAAGATGGGCAAATATACCGGGGCAACATCGGGAGTGACTGAAAATGTAGGTTTTGCGCCATCTATGGTAATGATAAAAAACGCTACGCAAAGTGACTATTGGGGAATATTTGATAATAAAAGACCGAGCGGAACAGGTAACAGGAGTTATTTGTATCCAAATTCAGCCGATGATGAAGATGTTTATAGTGGGAGTTTGTCTGGGGTAACTTTAACCACAACAGGATTTGCCATAAACAATACAAATAGTCATATGGTTAATCAAAATGGAGAAACCTATTTATATATGGCATTTAAATAAAATTAAATATGGCTAAAAAACGTTTTAAAGATACCGGCGTTGGGAAATTCTTATTAGAAAAAATTCCTAACGTCGTTGGCGCGATTGCGGGTGATACACCAGTTGGTTCAGTAATACAAGCTATTATTGGAGGATCTGATATGTCAGAGGCCGATAAAAAAATTGCACTTAAAAAATTAGATATTGAAAGAGCAGAAATAGACGGCACGACTAAGCGCTGGGTTGCAGATGCAACTTCGGGTTCTTGGCTTGCTGCTAATGTTCGGCCTTTAACTTTAGTATTTCTTACCGTCAGCTATGTAGCTGGATGGTATATGGGGTATCCACTAGATTCAATTACAGGGTTACTTACTATTGTTATTGGCGGTTATTTCGGCTCGCGAGGTGTAGAAAAAGTATTTGGGAACAGTAAACACAAATAATGAATGATTTAAAGATTTACGGCATAAACGTCGGAGCGGTAGCCTTTTCGGCTATACCAAACATTAACCCCACTTTGCAGACCATAGTATTGGTTATGACAATAATATACACTGGGATGAATATTTATATAAAATTAAAAGATAGAAATAAAAAATGAAATACTTTGAAGAATCTGAATTTAACGGTTTTGAAATGATGGATGAAAAGCTTCTTTCAATGTTAGATAATTTAAGAGAAGCATACGGCTACCCAATTAAATTGACATCAACTTATAGAAGTCCTGACCACCCTATAGAAGCCAAGAAATCTAAACCAGGCGAGCATGCTTATGGTGCGGCTGTTGATATTGCGTGTGTGGGTGGCGAAGCAACTTTTAAATTAGTTAAAGCTGCCATTGAAGTAGGATTCACTCGTATAGGTATTTCAAGAAAAAGTAATTTTGTACACGTGGGTATCGGCTATCCAGACGCGCCCGATACAACTATATGGACATACTAAAATAAATTAAATGAAATTAATTAGAAAAATAAGCGTAGGCCAAGATTATAAAAACGAAGCTATGCATTACTCGGTAGGCCAAGAGGTTTACGGTGGGCACACGATATGTGATATTATTGAAGAAGAAGGTTCTTATCAAATATATATTGAAAAGAAAGGATCGCAGTTGCCGTGGAAACATTTTAATAAGAATATGGCTGTGTCTATAGAATACAATTTAGATTATTAAATGAAGTCATTATACAATTATATTATATCAACAAATGACAGATACAATAATAAAACATCTGTCGGTGGTAAAGAGCTTATATTAAATACTGAAATAACAGAAAGAGATTACCAGTTTGTAAATCGAATTGGTATAGTAATAAGCACACCTATAAATATTAAAACCCCCATAAAGAAAGGTGATCAAGTTATAATACATCACAATGTATTTAGAAGATGGTACGATGTTAAAGGCAATGAAAGAAACTCAGGCAGTTACATAGATGAAGATAGATACTCAGTATCACCTGATCAGCTATTCGCATATAACCAAAATGGCAAATGGCATTGTTTAAATATGTATTGTTTTGTAGAACCTTTAGAAAACGAAAACATATGGAGCACCGAGAGCGAACAAAAACTTTTAGGAGTGCTTACATATACTAACGACTATTTAAGCTCGTTAGGATTGTCCTGTGGGGATATTGTGGGCTTTACGCCAGAATCTGAGTATGAATTTAACATAGATGATAAAAAATTATATAGAATTTTATCAACGGAAATAACTATCAACTATGGACATAAAAAAGAAACGCAAACTTATTCTTGATGCTGCTGAAAATTCAATTGATGAATTAATAAAAGTGATGAATAAGAGAATGGATCCAGACGAGCTAGATCCTGAAAAAGTAAAAATATCAGCCTCAGCTTACAGGCTTGCAATGGAAGATGCTATTGCCCTTTTACAAAGAGTAGAAGAAATAAATGAAATGATGAACGAATCACCTAAGACTGCTAAAGATAGTTTTTATGGTGTAGAAAATAGAGTTAAGTAATGTATAAACAAAATCTATATGCTATACACTCTGCACATTTATCTACTAAAAATGTAAAAAGAAACAATAAGCTAAAAAATTACAAGTACGGTTATAATGACGATCTTGACTGCGTAGTGATAAGCAAAGATGGAACTATAGGTGAAATTTTTGAAGTACAAGGATTGCGTATTGCACTTCCTGCAATACCAAAAGAGGTATATTCAAATAGCGAAAAACCTGAAGATCAAGTTTTTAAGCAAACCTTAAAACCTGCTACGCTATCAAAAATTAAATCAATACATGATTTTCAATTATATCCAGATGACATTAAAGAAAAGTATTACGAATATATTAATTCAGAGTTTGATTATCGCAGTGATGGTTACTGGTTTATGTGCAACGGCACAACAACCTATATTACAGGAGCGCACTATATGTACCTCAACTGGACAAAAATTGATGTTGGTGCACCAGAGTTCAGACAATCAAACAAAATATTCTTTTATTTTTGGGAAGCTTGCAAAGCGGATTACAGATGTTATGGAATGTGCTACCTCAAAAATAGACGGAGTGGATTCTCCTTTATGGCAAGCGCAGAAACAGTTAATCAAGCTACAATATCAAAAGATGCAAGATTTGGGGTATTATCAAAAAGCGGAGGTGACGCAAAAAAAATGTTTACCGACAAGATTGTACCTATATCGATCAACTACCCATTCTTCTTTAAACCAATACAAGATGGTATGGAAAGACCTAAAACAGAACTTTCCTATAAAATACCGTCTAAAAGGCTTACAAGAAATTCACTCAAAGCAACCGATCAAAACGAAGTACAGGTTGGGGAAGGATTGGACACTACAATTGACTGGAAAAACACGGGAGACAACTCATATGACGGTGAAAAACTAAAACTATTAGTTCACGATGAATCCGGTAAATGGGAAAAACCTGATAATATATTAAACAACTGGCGTGTTACTAAAACCTGTTTAAGGCTAGGCGCTAAAGTTGTTGGCAAATGCATGATGGGGTCTACATCAAACGCTCTAGATAAAGGTGGTAATAACTTTAAAAAATTATACAATGATTCAAAAGTTGAAAACCGAAATCGCAATGGGCAGACTGCTAGTGGACTATACTCTTTGTTCATACCTATGGAGTGGAACTATGAAGGATTCATCAACAAATATGGATTTCCTGTATTCGATCATCCAGAAAAACCGATCGAAGGAATTGATGGGGAGCTTATCAGACATGGAGTCATCGATCATTGGGAGAATGAAGCAGATGGACTCAAAGGGAATAATGATGCTTTAAATGAATTTTATAGGCAATTTCCAAGAAGTGAAAAGCACGCGTTTAGAGATGAAATAGAAAAGTCTTTATTCAATCTAAATAAAATATACGAACAAATAGATTTCAACGAAGAAATGACAATGAAGGGTTATGTAACCCGCGGTTCATTTAGCTGGAAAAATGGTGTTAAAGATTCTACAGTAGAATTTTACCCAAACAAAACAGGTAGATTTAAATTATCCTGGATTCCGCCTGTTGAAATGCAAAACAATATAATAGTAAAAAACGGTATTAAATACCCAGGCAATAAAGATTTAGGTGCTTTTGGTTGTGATAGCTATGATATTAGCGGAACTACTGATGGTAGCGGGTCTAATGGTGCTCTTCATGGGCTTACTACATTTAGTATGCTTTCAGATGTACCGTCTAGCCAATTCTTTTTAGAATATGTTGCTAGGCCACAAACAGCTGAAATATTTTTTGAAGATGTACTTATGGCAATGATATTTTACGGTATGCCTATACTTGCTGAAAATAACAAACCTAGATTATTATATCATATTAAAAGAAGGGGCTATAGAGGTTTTTCTATGAATAGACCAGATAGATCCCGCAGAAAACTATCTATAACAGAAAAAGAATTAGGTGGTATACCTAATACTTCAGAAGATATAAGACAAGCTCATGCAGCCGCAATCGAAAGCTATATTGAAACCCATGTTGGGTTAGCGGAAAATGGCGATTATGGCAAAATGTACTTTCAAAGAACATTAGAAGACTGGGCTAAATTTGATATTAATAAAAGAACAAAGTTTGATGCATCTATAAGTTCAGGCCTTGCTATAATGGCATGCCAAAGACACTTGTATGCATCTAAAACAACTAGAGAAGTTAAGAAAATAGACTTTGGGTTTTCAAAATATAATAACCAAGGTTCAAAAAGTCAAATAATACAATAAAAAATGGCAGAAGCTACAGGACAAGTTACCCAATTTCCCAGCCAATCGGTTGACGATGCTACTAAAGCTAGCAAAGACTACGGAATGGAAGTGGCGCGTGGTATACAAAACGAATGGTTTAGAAAATCATCTGGCACAGGAAGATTCGTACAAAATCAACGAGACTTTCATAAACTAAGATTATATGCTAGAGGTGAGCAATCTGTTCAGAAATATAAAGATGAATTTTCTGTAAATGGAGATTTATCTTATCTTAATCTTGACTGGAAACCAGTACCAATTATACCTAAGTTTGTAGATATAGTTGTTAACGGTATGCAAGATAGATTGTTTACAGTTAAAGCTTTTGCACAAGACCCTACATCTGTTAAGGAAAGAACTAATTTTGTAGAAATGATGCTTGAGGATATGAATACTCAAGAGTTAATTACACAAATAGATGAAACTTTAGGTGTTGATGTAAGAAATGTAAAGCAAGAAGACTTACCGTCTAATAAAGAGGAGTTAGAGCTTCACATGCAAATAGGTTATAAACAATCTATTGAATTAGCCCACGAGCAAGCTATTGACAATACTTTTAAACGGAATGCCTATCACGAAATAAAAAAGAGGTGTGATTACGATCAAACTGTTTTAGGCATTGCAGCTGCCAAGCATACATTTAATAATACAGACGGTATAAAATTAGAATATGTTGACCCATCAAATTTAATATATTCATACACCGAAGATCCTAATTTTGATGATGTATATTATTTTGGCGAAGTTAAACAAATTAAATCTAATGAGCTTAAAAAACAATTTCCAGAATTAACAGATGAAGAGTTTGAAGACATTATAAAAAAATCGTCTAATTATAATAATTATGACTATGTAGATAATGATTCAAATGATGCATTTGATACAAATACATTGACCGTACTATATTTTAATTGGAAAACTTGGGAACAAAGTGTATACAAAATAAAAGAAACATCTACTGGGGCTAAAAAAGCTATAAAGAAAGATGATAAGTTTAACCCTCCTAAAGATCAAAGAACTAGATTTGAAAAAGTAGCTCAGGCTATGGAAACTATATACGAAGGTGTATTAGTATTAGGTTCTAACAAACTTTTAAAGTGGCAAAAAGCTACTAATATGGTTAGGCCCGATTCTAACATTAACAAAGTAATGATGAATTATATTGTTAGTGCTCCTAGAATGTACAAGGGTAAAATTGAAAGCTTAGTTAGTAGAATGGTTACTTACGCTGATTTAATACAGCTTACGCACTTAAAGCTACAACAAGTAATACAAAGAATGACACCATCCGGTGTTTATTTAGACGCTGATGGATTAGCTGAAATAGATTTAGGCAACGGCACAAATTATAATCCGCAAGAAGCTTTAAATTTATACTTCCAAACAGGATCAGTTATAGGTAGATCTATGACAGTCGATGGTGATATGAATCCTGGCAAAGTACCAATACAGGAACTACCTGGTGGAGGAGGACAACAAAGCCAAGCATTAATACAAGCATATAATTATTATTTGCAAATGCTTCGTGATGTTACCGGATTAAACGAGGCAAGAGATGGATCTGATCCAGACCCATACGCTTTAGTAGGCGTACAAAAATTAGCTGCTGCAAATTCTAATACAGCAACTAGGCATATATTACATAGTTCTTTATATATTACAAGCACTTTAGCAGAAGCTATATCTGTAAGAATAAAAGACGTGTTAGCATATCATCCGCAAAGAGACGCGATGATTGGAGGTATTGGAAGATTTAGCGTAGGTGCTTTAAAAGAAATGGATAATTTACATATGCATGACTTTGGTATTTTCTTAGAGCTAGACCCGGACGAAGACGAAAAACAACTTGTAGAAAATAACATACAAGTAGCATTGTCAAGAGATCAAATACATCTTGAAGATATAATTGATATAAGACAAATAAAAAATATAAAGCTAGCTAATCAACTACTAAAATATAGAAGAACTAAAAAAGAAGCTACAGACCAGTTAAAAGCGGAAAGAAATATTGCGGCACAATCGCAAGCTAACGCTAAAGCTGCTCAAGCCGCTGAAATGGCTAAGGCCCAAGCTGAAAATATGAAAGTTGAAGCTAAAGGCAAACTAGCTCAGTTGCAATCTCAGCTTGACATTCAAAAATTAGATTCAGAGGCGCAAACAAAGCGTGAGCTAATGCAATACGAATTTGATTTAAATATGAAGCTTAAAGGAATGGAACTTGATGCAAAAAAACAAATAGAATTACAAAAGCCAGTATCAAATCCTGAACCTAAAAAAGCTTTTGAGTCTAGTGGCAACGATGTTTTAGGTGGAATAGATCTTAGTAGATTTGAACCTAAATAAAAAATTATTAATTATTATATATTATTAAATTATGGCAGAATGGAAAATTAAAGGTGCTGCTGAAGACGTTGAACAAAAGTCAGCACAAGAACAAGAACAAGCTGTTTTAGATAAAGCAGTTGAAGAAGGTAAGATTGAACCTGAAGCCGCGGGCAAAGAGGTTGATGAAGTACCAAAGATTAACTTAGACGAATTAAACAAAGAAGAAAATGCCGTTCAAGAGCGAGAAGCAGAGGAGGTTCCTGTGGAAGATGCACCCGGAGATAGCAAAGAAGTGGAGCAAAAAGTACAAGAACAAACCGAAGCCAAAGAAACAGAAGAGCAAGACTCGCCGCTCGAGCTCATCAAAGACGAAGAAGAAGCGGTAGAAACCAACCAACCTAAAGTAGACGAAAGAGCTGCTCAAGTAAACGAACAACCAAAACCTGCAGAACCCGAAGTTGTACTTCCGGAGAATGTAGACAAGCTTGTTAAGTTTATGGAAGAAACGGGTGGTAGTGTTGAAGACTTTGTTTTATTAAATAGAGATCTATCAAAATATAACGATGGCGATCTATTGCGAGAATATTATAAACAATCTAAACCTTGGGACACACAAGAAATTTCTGAATATATGGAAGATAATTTTTCATATAGTGAAGAAGAAGATGAACCAAGAGAAATACGCTCTAAGAAAAGAGCGTTTAAAGAAGAGTTATTTAATGCTAAAAAGTTTTTGGAAGGAAACAAAGAGAAATATTATGCTGATCTCAAGTTGAAGAAGCAAACAGATATTCCTCAGGAGTACCAAGAAGCTTTAGAGTATTACAATACATATCAACAGAACACTGAATCAAGCAAACAACTTACTGAAAGTTTTTTACAAAAAACAGATAGTGTGTTTAGTCAAGATTTTAAAGGGTTTGATTTCCAAGTTGGAAACAATAAATACCGTTATAAAGTCAACAATGTTAATGACACAAAAACACAGCAATCTGATATAAATAATTTTGTAAAAGAATTTTTAGGTGACGATGGCCAAATTAATGACGCTAAAGGTTACCATAAAGCATTGTTTACTGCAAGAAATGCAGATAAGCTAGCTGAACATTTTTATGAGCAAGGCCGTGCCGATGCTCTACGGCAATCCGCTAAGGAGGCTAAAAATATAAATATGGATCCAAGGCAAGAGGGTGTTATTAAAACAGCTTCAGGCCAAAAGTTTAAGGTTGTTTCTGGTGATTCTAGTTCTAAACTAAGAATGAAACTAAGACAATAACTTAAAAATTTATTACAATGGCTATTACAACTGGCATTGAACACTTAACCCCCTCGGCAACTAAGGGGTCATTATTTCAAGGTAATTATATTACCGATTTCGATTTTACAAAACAATTTTTACCTGATGTATACGAAAAAGAAGCTGAGATTTACGGAAATCGCTCTATCTCTTCTTTTCTACGTATGGTATCAGCTGAAATGCCATCCACTTCTGATGAAATCAGATGGGTTGAGCAAGGAAGACTACACACCCGTTATACCAATGTAGTTATTGGTAGTGCTAGCGGTACTGGTGAGTCTGTATTTACAGTTACTTTCGCTGCTAAGCCTGATGGTACTGCTTATGCTGCTGGAGATGCTCCTGCTATTAGAGCTGGGCAAACTATTATGGTACAAGGACTAACCGGGGCAGGAGCGGCTACAGGACCTGTTGTAAAAGGAGTTGTTACCGTTGCTGGAGCTGCTGCTTCTGGCGACACCGGAACTTTTACTGCTGTTGCTTATACAGCTGCTAACTGGACAGGTGTTACTGGAGCTAGCGGGTATGCTAAAGCAAACGTGCTAGTATATGGATCTGAATTTGCTAAAGGAACCGACGGAATGGTTGGCTCCCTAGATTCTGACTACAGCTCTTACACTAACAAGCCTATTATCCTAAAAGATAACTACGCTATCAACGGATCTGACACTGCTCAGATTGGTTGGATTGAAGTTACTTCTGAAAATGGCGCTTCTGGTTACCTATGGTACCTAAAGTCTGAGCATGAAACCAGACTAAGATTTGAAGATTACCTAGAAATGTCTATGGTAGAAGCAGTTAAGAAAACTGGCTCTGCTGGTTCAGCTGCTGCTAATTATAGCGGTTCTGAAGGTTTCTTTGCTGCTCTTGAAGCAAGAGGTAATGTATACACAGATCTTTCTACAGATCTAGCATCTAACATGACCGGCTTTGATAACATTCTTAAGCAACTAGACAAGAATGGAGCTATTGAAGAAAACATGATCTACAGCAACAGAGCTTTATCTCTAGCTATTGATGATGCGCTAGCCGCTAAAAATTCTTATGGATCAGGTGGTACTTCTTATGGAGTATTTAACAATTCTGAGGATATGGCATTAAATCTAGGATTTTCTGGATTCAGAAGAGGTTCTTATGACTTCTACAAAACTGACTGGAAATATCTAAATGATTTTGCTACTAGAGGTGGTTTCGGTGATGTTGAAGGAGCTATTATTCCTGCAGGTACATCTACTGTATACGACCAAGATTTAGGTAAAAACATCAAGCGACCATTTTTACACGTACGTTATCGTTCTTCTGAAACTGATGACAGAAAAATGAAAACTTGGATTACTGGATCAGTTGGAGGTGCATATACTTCTAGCTTGGACGAAATGAGAGTTAACTTCTTATCTGAAAGATGTTTAATTACTCAAGGAGCCAACAACTTCTTCTTATTGAAGTAGTAAATTAATATAGCGGAGGGTGGTTACGGCCACCCTTTAGCTATTATCTTATTAAATTATATTATGAAAAATTGGGAAATTAAAGATAGAACTTATATTCTTAAAAACGGTATGTCACCGTTGACATACAAAATTAAAAGCACGGGCATGCTGTGGTTTGATGAAGCTAAAGGTATTAATAGAGAAATACGGTATGCAGAAAATCAAAAGTCATTATTTGTTGATGAACAAGATGGTTTTGCCCAACTTAAACATATAGTATTTCAAGATGGCGCGATTGTAGTGCCTAAATCACAACCTTTACTACAACAATTATTATCATTATATCATCCAGATAGATTAAACTTATGGGAAGAAATTGACAATGTAAAAGAAGCTGTTGATGATATAAGTATTATAGAGTTAGAGTTAGAAGCATTAAAATTAGTACAAGAGCTTGATGTTGAGCATCTTGAAGCTATACTTAGAACTGAAATTGGTTCTGATGTAACAACAATGTCTTCTAAAGAAATAAAAAGAGACTGTTATTTGTTTGCTAAAAGCGATCCAGAACTATTTATTGAGGTAGCAAAAGACGAAGATATTAAGCTTCGTAACTTAGCTAATAGATGTGTAGAAGCTGGTATTGTTAAACTAACAGATGATAATACAGTATTCAAATGGAGCACAAATGGTAAGAAAATTATGACTGTACCATTTGATGAACATCCATACGCAGCGTTTGCGCGATTCTTAAAAACAGATGAAGGCGTAGACGTTATGAAAGCTATTGAAAAGAAACTTTCATAAAATACCAGGTTATAGTTATTCGGTTAACTATAACCATCTAATAAATAAAAATAATAATGGTAAGCATAGACAACGTTTATAAAACAGTATTAAACATACTTAATAAAGAAAATAGAGGTTATATTACGCCAGCTGAAATTAATTCGCTTGCTAACCAGGCTCAAAATGAAATTTTTGAAGGTTATTTTTCTTTAAGGAACTATGTTGTTTCTAATGACTCAGATTACTCAGATATTAGAAAAAATGTAGAAGAAAAAATAGCTTTGTTTGAAAACGAAGAAACAATAAGCGCTGGAACATTTTCTAATGCTGCAGGTAATACTACTTCAAGCTACTATGCTTATCCTTCTAACTTTTTCAGGCTAGGTACTGTATCTACAAATGCTATACACGCAAGTGAAGTGTCAAGCCAAAAAATATTATATCTAAATAGATCGCCGCTTACTAAACCTACAGTAAATAACCCTGTATACGTTAGACATGAGGGTGGTGTAGTTATGTACCCAACGGCTGGAATAACTAGTATAGATATAAATTATATAAGAAAACCTGCTGAAGTAAAATGGGTTGGAGGTACTACAGCCGGCCAAGTGGTTGCTAATCTTAGCGCTTCTAATTATCAAAATTTTGAGCTGCACGCATCCGAAGAGCACGAACTAGTAGTTAAAATATTATCTTATGCGGGAGTAATTATAAGAGCTGCAGATATAACTCAAGCTGCGGCAGCAAAAGAACAACAAATAATACAATCTGAACGATAATGGCAGAATCAAGAAAAATATATACTAGTCAACAATATTACGCAAACTTTGAGGGTGACGCTGGTAATACTCCTGCTAATTTTAAAGGTTTAGGTTATTATAGTAGAACTAGTTTAGAGGATATTATAAATAATTTTATTGTTGCATATATTGGCGAAGATAAAGCTCTTGCTAAAGTTCCTCGCTATGAAGTAGATTTCTGGGCGCAAAGAGGTATGCAAGAATTTAGTTATGATATTTTGCATAGTGAAAAAAGTGTAGAAATAGAATTAGGATCAACTTTGCAGTTTCCATTGCCGCAAGATTATGTAAATTATGTTAAGGTTTCGCAGGTGGGTGAAGATGGTAAAAAAGATATTTTACTACCATCAAGAAAAGTAGATAATCCGCTAGCTCCTTTGCAGGATGGGGACCATGATTTTTTATATGACAGTAACGGTGAACTTCAGGTTGCAGCTAAATCAACTGCAATTACTAGATTTCAAGATCCTAATAACCCAGCTAATAGAACAAGGTCTTTAGAAGATAATTATAACTATGATGATGATGATTTTCCTTATCTTAATAAAAGATACGGAAGTAATCCTGAAGATATGTCAGGAGCTGGTACATTTTTTATAGATAACGAGGCGGGTGTAATATTTTTTGATAGTACCTTTAGTGGGAGACCTGACAACCTAATCATTTTAGACTATATTTCTGATGGTATTGCAGATAATGGAGACTTATCTAAGGTATATGTTCCAAAGCTTGCTGAGGATGCTTTATATGCTTACATGTTATATAATTTATCAAAGCTAAGACCATCAACAGTACAGTTAGCACCTTTATATAAAAAAGAAGCTAGCTCTAAAATGAGAAATGCAAAAATAAGACTTTCAAATTATAAGCTAGAAGAAATGGCTCAAGTACTACGAGGCAAAGCTAAATGGATTAAACATTAAATAAAATTAAATGGCAGAAAGCAAAAGAACGTTTCAGTCCGCTAAAATGGACAGAGACGCAGATGAAAGAATACTAAGACCTGGCGAATATAGAGATGCTTTAAATATTAGTGTAGATTTTTCAGAAGACGGCAATGTTGGAGCCATTGAAAATTTGAAGGGTAATGAGCTTATAGCTAATCAAAATATATATGGATTATCTTCTACAACTAATCCAAATGCTAAGGTAGTCGGGTCTTATGCCCACCCTGAAGAAAAAAAAATATATTATTTTGTTACAGGGGATAAAGCTGATGGAATTTTTGAATATGATGTTCAAAATAACTCAGTAAGTACAGTACTAATAGACTCTAGGCAAAATATTAAAGAAGACCTTTCTTCTTTAACTTTTCAAAAAGCTAATGTTTCGGCTATTGTGAAACAAAATGGAACAATTATTCCTACAGCCTTAATTGGTGAATTAGCTGTTGACACAGCTAATTTTACACCAAATACAACGGGCTCCGCAATATCTAGAAAAATTTCTATTAGAGTTAGAGTTCCTAATAATTATGAAAATGCAGGCAGATATGTTTCAGGTGTAGTTACCGCATCTCAACCAAGTATTACAGTACCTGAAGTTTTTGCTAATGACGCAACTAAAATATCCGAAACTACTGCTCAATTAAATGGGGGGCTAACAAATAATAGCGTAAATGTTACTGCAATAGGTTTTTACTATGGCTACAATACAGGAGGCACTGCTTTGACTTTATCAGAATTACAAAGTGGCGGAACAGGCGTTACAAGATTTACTTCTACAGTGTCGCCAGTAAAAAGTGATTTTAATACTACAGCCACTTCTTTAGTTAATAATAAACTAATTAGCTTTGTTGCTTTTGCTACAAACAGTGTAGGAACAAGCACTAGTGCGATAAAAACTTTTACAACGAAAGTAAGCCCACCTATAAATAGAATAAGCGGCTCAGAGTATGTTGTTGTGCCTGTTATTGATGATGATAATGCAAATGCAACTATTGACGAAATTAATGATAGAAATGTAGGGTACGGGTCTTATTTTAAAGATTCAGGCTATGCGTTTTTAAATATATCAGCGCCTTCATCAGATGGCCTTGAAGCAAATAAAACTGATATTGACGGATTACAAAATGCCGTTGCAGGTCAACCAGTTACTTCTTCTTTTTCTTCTAGTCCTTCAGGCATACAGTTTAGAGCCGGGACAGGCCCAGGAATTTTGGGAAGAGCTACTATACATTTAGATAATATGGCAGCTAATACAACATATGAAATTACTATTCCAAATATTGGTAACATAGCTTCTAAAGTGGTGCGTGTAAATAATGGAAATCCTTCGGGCACATATCATACTTCAACATTAAATTTAAATTTAAGCGGAGTGTTTGTTGCTAAAGCAAGCCTTGGCTCGGCATATAGATATAATGTTTCACCCGCCCCCTCAGCTTCTTATGTGTTAGGCCCAGTTTCTTCAGGTGAAAAAGCTCAATGCATAATACCTTTAAATAACGTAAACACTACCTTTACAGTAGACGCCGCACAGGCATTTGTTAGCGCTTTTGACCCTACAAAATTAGCCGTAACAGTTTCTGGAAAAACTGAGGGTGTAGATTATAACTACTACATTGAAAATACATCAATGGCTATATTTGGCAATGTACCAGGCATAATATTTGAGGGAACACCTTCTTTACTAGGAACAACCCCAACAGTTAATATAACATATACACCATAATGGCACAATTTCAAATAGCACCAGCAACAGAAACATCTGCAACAGTATCATTTACTACAGCCACTGGCATAAGAATAGATTCTATAGACAATAAATATAGTATGAATGTTAACTTTGAAGAAAATCAGGTTATACCATCAGGGGAAACTCTTTTTGTAGAAACAGAATTTGCACCAAAAAATTTAGAGGTAATTGATGGTGTTAGGCAAAATGACGGTTATGTTACCGTAGAATATACAGAAATATAATATGGCAAGTAATATATTAAATTTTAGTCCAGATAGACTCATTACTGGGATAAACATAATCGATGGTATGTTATTTTTTACAGATAACAAAAACGAACCTAAAAAAATAAACATTGAAAAGTTTAAAGGCAATTTAGTAGATCCCCAGTCTGGCGAAATCATAGAGGTATCTCATAACAAAACTACCAAAATATATGGCAGAGATTTTAAAGAAAGAGATATTACTGTGTTAAAAGAACATCCGGTGGAAACATTAAGCCCTTTACTAACAGAAAGTGCTGATTTAGAGCCTAATGAGGTGCCTAGTTATACTACTTATAATCCAGATCCATTGCCAGGCTCAACAGAAGGCGGCGCTTCAAGCGAAATCGTAAATTCTGTATTAAGTAGCGGACTAAAAATAACAAATAAAACAGACCCAGCTTCTTCTTCAATTGACAATGTTTTTCTTCGCGCTATGTATTCCGGAACAAATGATTTAGTGGACCACGGATTTATTTGGTCACAAGATTATTCAACTGCTGGAGATTTAATTGCAAATGGAACAATAATTTCTTTAGGAGCTAATAAACAAGAAAGTACTCTTACCGACTACGGAACTTTTTTTAATTCAGAGATTTTAGCAACAGAGCTAAATGCAGCTAAAGAAATTATTTACTTTTTACCATATGGCCAACAAAGAGATCTTGATGGCAAAGTATATACTTACGTAGGGCAATCTAATAAAATAGAAGTTCAAGAGTTTAAAATTTTAACAGGTGCTAATGCTATAAATACGTCTAAATCAATAACTTCTCTAATAGTAAACGCAAATCAACGGGCAGGGTCGGGTGAATCTATAGGTTTAGATAGATTAGCTGTTGACTTTAATGCGAGTTATGATGATGATGGAGTTTGGGCTGAAGATGTTGGTTTCTATATAAGCAAAGGGTATGCATTAAGCACTGATACTGTAACATTAGAAGAACTAATAGATAGCGCTAATTATGATTCTAAAGTATCTATTGAAAATATTAATTTAGAATTGCCGGCAGACCTTAGAGGTAAATTAGCGCTCAGTTCTAAATATTTTACAGGAAATGGCGCTTATTCTTTTGAACAAGGTTTAAATTATTTTTATGTTGCTTACATAAAAGCAAGTAATGGCATAACTTATTATTCATCAAACTCATTTTCAAGTGGCTCAACTTCTCCTAGTTTAACCGAAAATGTAATAACAAAAATCGAAATTACTCCAAGTCAAAATGGAGAAGGGGTAAAACCCCAAGTAAAAAATATAACAGGCGTAAGTATTAACGCCTCTCCGTCTTCTGCAGAAATAAAAGGTGAAATATTATTTCCTTCTATAACAAATGCAAGAACTGGTTTTATAACTGAGTATGGTTTTTATTTTTCTAAAAAGCTATCAAATTACCAACAATTTATAACTGCTTTTTCTGGCGGTGTTCAAGCGAATGGGTCGCCTGTAGATTCTGGGTTTCCTGATACTTATAAAGTAGCGGTAGAATCAAATGCTAATGGTGTCTCTAATGTTGATATTAATGATTCTTTGTTCTCATACAATGTAGGCAATAAACTAACCTTAGAAGATGGAGAAATTGTATATTTTATGGCATATGCAGTTTCTAGCTTAGGAGCAGAAGGGGTAGCAACAGAAAAAGGCATAACAATTTATCCAGAGGTTGCTAGGGTAGCAGCGGGAACAGGAGAAGACGGGCTAGAACCCTCTATAAGTATATTAAAGTCTGATTATAGTATAACTAGTTCAGATATACGGGGGCCAGTAGCTTTTAATATAACATATAGAATAGACTATGTCCCGCCGGGTAGATCAGTGGAAAGCTCAGGCGTTTACTTAGCGATACCTTTAGGAGCAGGTATAAATGCTGTTACGGCTAAAGAAGGCTTTAAATCACGTAAAGTGATAAAAGAAAATCCATCTATGCACACACAGGCTAAGAATTTTACTTTTACAGCAACTTCAAGCAGCGTAGACCACGAAAATGTTGGTGACTACAATGCTACAGTAATACCTCCATCTCATAGCACGCTAGATATAGAAGCGTACAAGCAGGCAGGAGGTAATTATTTATATGGCTATTCTTTATTTGCTTACATGTATTTAGATAATGGAGAAGAACATTTTAGTAATATTGTTTCTGGCCCTAATGCACATAAATTTGTTTTTGATAGTTCTAAAATTTCTGGAAATGAGGGGGCTCCTACTATAAATACATATAATAATGATTTGCGAGCTATAGATAAAGCTTCAATAAGAAATAACACATTTAAGCTTTTAGGTGCAATTGGTAGTGATGGGAAGGTAACTACGCCCCACGCCGCTAATGAAGTTGGATTTTATATAAGTACAGTACAGCCAAATTTTAGTACTGGATATGGAGGTTTTGTGTCGTTTGAAGAAGCTATGTCTACTTGGGTTGCAGATTCAAATACTGTAAAGCTGCAGTTAACAGGTTCTGCAATAACGGCTGCAAGAACGCATTCAACCACCGGGGGTACGCTTACCTTTCAAGATTTTGAATTAGTAGTAAATGCTACAAACTTTCCGCGTCTTAATACAGATACTGCTCCAACAACATATTATTATAGAGCGTTCTGTACACCATCAACGCAAACTGATACAAGCCTTAATAAAACAAAATTTGGAGGACAATTTGAAGTTACTACTATACCTGGAAGTCAATCGCAAAATACTAATCCAGTAGTAACAACAGATAGTTACGAAGCTTTGGACGGATTTAGTTTTAGTTTAAGGGGCACAGCTAAACCAACAGAAAATACTTATACTATAAAAACTAAAAAGTTTTATTATAAAGATTCTAGTCATTTTCCATCAAACCCAACAGCGGCGCAAATAATAACCGAGCTTCAAGACCCTACAGGAAGAAACTCAGTTACCGCAACAGGAGATGATTCTTTTTCTGCTAGTGTTAATCTTTCAAATGTAGACTACTATTTTGTAGCTGCGGTTACAACAGAATTAAATGGTACTGAAAGTTCAGAAGTTTTTGCTTCTAGGGGCGTAAAAATACCAAATTCTAATTCCGTTGTTACTGCCGAGCCTTCTGTATCAATAAGAACTTTAAATATCCTACAGGGCAACCCTCCTACGCTAGGGGCTAAAATTACAGCTGGAGAATCAACAATTTCTAGCAGAGGATTTTATTGGATTGGCAAGCAAGGAACTAATAGTTTAGCAAAACCTAGCACAGGCGCAGCTCTGAAAGCTGCTGCAACGTCAGTTCCTTCTGGGCAAGTTGGCGGAACTATTTCTAGTAGTAGTACAAATCAACATTTTTATGAAGCTTTTAGCAATTTTAAATCAGATTACACCTATTACTTTTCAGCTTTTGCAATAAATAGCAAAGGGGAAACAATAACACCGCCAAGAACTATCCCAATAATACAGGCTAACAAACCAAAAACGTTAAAGGCTACGCCTACATTCGTATCATTTGATAGCAAGGGAACTAGAGGTGCCAGTGGTACAATGCAAACTATATCAGTGCAAACTACACCGGTTGCCAATGCTTGGAGCTGGAAAGTTACAAACTTCAAAGGAACGTATGAAGCGCCTAATGTGGTTAGAGAAACATCGGGTGGGGTCGATAAACTATTAATAAAAGGTTTTCCATTAAACTCAACAAATAATACAGAAGCTAAATTAACTATAACTCATAAAGAGGATGCTTCAATAAAAACAGAAATTATAATAAAACAAGACGGTAAATACAATGATAATTTTCACTATACGGAAGATCCAAATGATTATAGCGATTATCAACCAATAGGATTTTATTACTAATTGTTTAAAATATAAATAATGGCAGAAAAAAAATTACCATTTGAAAAAATTTTTCCGTATTTAAGTTATAGATGGAGATATGACGATGGCGAGTATTCTCCTTACGCTCCTTTTACCGAAGTTTTGTTTATACCAGAAAATGAAAGTAGCGATCAAGAAAAATACGAAAATGGTTTTAATGTATTTATGACTAATGATACTGAAAAAATTACAATTAGTCAATTACCAATAGGTGGTCCTGATGTAGTTTCTGTAGATATTTTATATACAGAATCTATTTCTTCTACAATTTATATTTTAAAAACATTGAACATCCCTTTAGATCAAAGAGGGAAAAACTATCTTAATGATATAACAATATCCGAAAGATCAATTGGTACTGCTTTACCTAACTCTCAATTAAATAGGCATTTTGATAGTGTGCCTAGATTCGCTAAAGCACAAGAAAGTACATCTAATAGAATAATTTACGGTAATTATGTGTCAAAATATAATCAAGAAGAGCTGGATATAAATGGAATGCAAGGTCCTATACAAATTCAACCTTTTGTAGAAGTTATACCAGGTAAAACATCGGGTAGATCCGTAAAAACAAATAGAGATTATGGAATAGGCGTAGTTTACATAGACAAATTTGGAAGACAAGGGGGGCTACTTGTTGATAAAGCTAAACCGGGTGATACTTCGGGTGGTTCATCAATAAAAACAAATTTTACATATAATAACCTTATTTCATTAGGTGCGTGTATAAAATCTAAACCGCCGTCTTGGGCTAAGTATTACAGGTATTTTGTTAAAGATACTTCTGCTGACTTTCATAATCTTACCGCTTATAATACATATAATGATGTTTCGTCTGGAGGAGAAACTCCTAATGTTTATTTACAGTTTAAGTCTACAGATAGAAATAAACTAACCGAAGAAACTTTTTTAATACCAAAAAGACATAATCATTTAACCGGAGGTAACGTAATTTTTAATGAGTCTTCTAAAATACCTATATTGGCTATTGAAAATGAAGCACCTGATGTTGTTAAAGCGCAGCTAACAGGAAGAATTACTAGTAATTTTCATAAAATTGATTACCAAAGTGCTAATTTAGTTGTAAGCGAAACAAATAACACGGTTAGCGCTCTTAGCGTTGGCCAAACTGTTATTTACATGAAATTTGCTACTAATGAGTATACAAAAACATTTTCAAAAATAGAAGAATATTTCGCGGCAAATAACAATACAACTAAATTTAACGAAATAGGCACTCCTCCAGCTACTGTAGATTGCACAGCATTTCCTGAAAGAATGGCAATACAATTTAGAAGAGTTGGAACTGCAGGAACTTCTATAGGCGGCGGTTATAGTAATACTCTATCTACCAAAAAACTTTTAATTGACAGTATACAATTATTAACATCATCTGGAGTAAATAATGTATTAAAAATAACTGTATCAAATAGAATAGATGATAATAATGAAATAACTGCAGGAACAGGTGTTGATATAGCCGGAATTGATTTAAACCCTACTGAAACTACTGAAGGTAGTCAAATTTTAGTTGATGCGGAATCTGCTGTGTTTTTTAGAAGAAGCTTAAGTGACGACGCTTTAGATAAAATTAAAGGTTCGTTTTTTGTAAAAGTACCTAGAGCACCTATTACCTTAACTGCTAATAATAGAATTAATACTAGATCATTACCTGTTGGGCAAAGTGAGTTTGATGAAGACGGAAATGTTGAAAGTTTAAGATATATAGATTTTGAAACTGAACCAGGTGATGATTCTAATTTAGATCTTTATTGGGAAACATCAAAAACCTTTACAATTAGCGAAGACCACGGAAATGATAATATAATACCTTGGTCAAATTGTATTGCAAGTACAGAGGAAGATTCAAGTGAAATTTATTTAGAGTCTACTAGAATATTAGATAAATTTAATTCAACTCAATTAGTAAAAAGTATTAGAGTAAATACGCCTGATATAAATTATGCTGAAGAAAAATTAAGCACAGGCTTAATATTTTCAGGTTTGTATAATTCAAGAACAGGTATAAATGAATTAAATCAATTTAGTTTAGCTGATGGTATAACAAAAAACTTAGAGCCAAATTATGGTGGTATTCAAAAGCTATTTGCTTTAGATACAAACTTAATTGCGCTGGCTGAAGATAAAGTATTCAAAATATTAGCAGACAAAGACGCTTTATTTAATGCTGATGAGGGCGTAAACGTTACAGCCACTAATTTAGTATTAGGGCAAGCAATGTCTTATCAAGGTGATTATGGTATAAGCACTCATCCAGAGTCGTTTGCATTTTTTAATAACAATGCTTATTTTACAGATGCTAAAAGAGGCGTGGTATTGCAATTATCACCTGCTAATGGACAAATATTTCCAATTAGCTCAATAGGAATGTCAAACTTTTTTAGGGACAGATTAGGTGCTTTAAACGCAGGTGCAAAGCTCATAGGGGCTCATAACGGATATAAAAAGCAATATCTAATATCAATACAAGGGTATAATCAAAATGATGCTTCTATTGGCTCTGAAGCAATTCCTAATGAAACATCGGAAATAACATTAGCGTATAGTCCAAGAGCTAAAGGCTGGACATCAAGATTTAGTTTTATACCAGAATCTGGTGTAACATTAAATAGTAAATTTTATACATTTAAAAGCGGTAAAGTATATTTACATAATTCTAATACAGCTGCTAGAAATAATTTTTATGGCGTACAGTATAACTCTGAGGTGCAAGTGATATTTAATGATAACCCAACTTTTATTTCAGATTGGCTATCTATTAACTATGAAGGCAGCGAAGGCTGGGAAGCTGTAGAAATAATTGGCGACCAAGATTCACAATTTGGAATTACTAATGTAAGAATATTAGATTCTGAAGATTCTGGCTTTTTAGGTTGGTTCTTAAAAGAAGGTAAATATAGAGGCGCTATTGTAGGCACGCAACCTGTATATATAATTAATCCTGGAGGATCGGTTGGGGCAGACGGGCTTTGGCCCCTTATACAAGATGGTTCAAATACACAAGATATATCTGGTACTAAAGGATTTTTCCAAAAAACTAGATTTAGAAACTCTGGCACTACAACAAAAGAATTGTTTGCTGTAAGCTCAGAATATTATATAAGTCAAACTTAAAATAAATAAATAAAATATGGCATTACCAATAATGGGTATAATCGGTGGCGCAACACAAATTGCAGGCTCTTTGATTGGCGGCGGGGCCAGGCGTAGGGAAGCTAGAGCTGCGGCTGCGGAATTTTCCGCTCAAAAACAGGCACTGCAAGACTTTCAATTTACTAATGAATTTGCTGGTTTAGAAAACGTTTTTGAAGATGCAACCGTTAATCAACAAGCCGCTCAATTTCAGGGACAACAAACTGATGCGGCGTTAGCACAAGCTTTACAAGCCGCTACTGTTTCTGGTGGAGCTCCAGGCGGAGCGCAGGCTATAGCACAAGCTGCTTTGCAATCTAAAGCTGGCATATCTGCTGATATTGCAAGACAAGAACAAGGTAATCAAGCTAGAAGAATGCAACAAGAAGCAAGGCTTCAGCAAATGGAAGCAACAGGTGCTGCAGCATTGCAACAACAACAATATGGCCAACAGCAACAATTGTTAAATTTAGCATCTGCTAGAAAAGTTGCTGCTGATCAAGCAAGAGCGGAAGCTACAGCCGGGTTAGTTGGTGGTATCGGTAGTTTAGCTGGTGGTATTGGAACTGCTGCTTTTGCCCCAGGTAGCTTTACAGACAATTTGACTAAAAACATCGGGGGAGTGCCTGAAACAGGGGCCCAAACAGTAATCAAAATTGTTAAGTGATGAGAGACTTATTAAAATACGGACTGATAGCATCAGCGGGGCAGCCTAGAAGCTTAACAGGTGAAGCTTTAATCGGATTAGGTGCTTTGCTTTCTCAAATGGATTTTAAGTTAAGCAAAGATGAAGAAAAATCTGATGATATTGAAATAACAGATGAGCCAACTGAAGAGTATTTAAAATATAAAATATTCGGGGATGTTGATCAAAAAGCTGAGGATAAAAAAGTTCAGAAAAAGTATGATGATGCAATGGCTTTTGATCCTAATTCAGTTCAAGTTGAAGATCCATTTCAATATGATAAAAGCGATTTTGGCATTATGACACCCCCAGAACAAGTTGTTCAAGATTCAAATAACGATGGAAGCGAAGATACATTTATTAATTTAGAAGAAATTAAGCAGGAGGCACGCGATAGAGTTATTAAAGATACCACAGGTAGAGGTACATCTTCAATATCAAGCATGGGTTTAAATACAGAAAGCCAAAAATTTGATGAATTTTTACAACGACTTGATAGCTCAGATAAAAAAAATTTTGATGCTCAAAGCGTAATGGATATTATCAATCAACAAGCTTTAATTGATAAAACATTTGGTAAAAAAACTAGCACTTTTAATAGGCTAAAACCAGAGGTGTTACAAATATTAGACAGTGCAAGATATAAAAACAAAGGTAAAGACGATACACCTTTGCACAGGGTTGCTCATATTACTAATTCACCATACCTTAGAACAGACGATGTTGACTACAGGCAAATGCGCCAAGCTACTGCACCTGGTTATACAGGCGAAATAGGTAAAGCTGCTATTGAAGGTTATAATTTAGTTATTGATAAATATAACTACGATCAAGCTGTTAAAGCAGATTATGAAGAAGAAATAGAAGACCAAATGGGCTCTTTAAATGTAGAGGCTGACTTTTTAACTGATCAAGCTAGACAAGACTATTTAGAGCTTTCAATGGGCAAAAAGAAAAAATTAAATGAAGCTTTTAATTCTTATGCCAATGGTGATATAAGTAAATTAGATTACGAAAATGTAAAAGCTAGTTTAGTTTCAGAATTACAATCTGCTGCTGCTACACGTACTAATATAACTAATTCAATAAAAGATTTTATTGAAAACAAAGGTACCATTGACACAGAAGCATCTGACCCTGAAATGTTAGATTTTCTTATGACTGGTGAAAAAAGTCCGGAAAGAATATCTATAAAAAACATTGATGGTGTTGATTACGTTACAGGAACAACAAGAGGTGGTAGAGGTTTTCAAATACCTACATCGAAAATAGCAAATGGAACTGCTGGTTTTAGAGTTGTTAAAAAAGCTAGCTTAGCGCCTGTAATATCAGGAGCATTGAAAAATATTAATGCTTACACCTCTACTGTAAAAACAGATTTAGGTTTTGGAGTTTCAACACCTAATCCTGAAAAAGCAAGAAATATTGGTATTGCGAGTATAAGAACTAATTTAGGTTCAAACGAAGCTGATCTAAGATCTATAATGTCTCAAATATACGGTGTTAATCATACAGCTTATCAAAACTTTTTAGGTAGTGATCCTACCGCTAATAAAAGTGCAATGCTAGATGATGCTGCTGAATATTTATATGATACGCAGGTAGCTGAAAAGTATTTTCCTATGACTAAAACTACTAAGTTTACAACAGAAAGAACAGGTAGTACAACGGCTGGGGAAAGAAAAATAGCTAAGATAAAAGCAGACTTAGATAAGTTACCACCATTATCTAGTACCACTCTTTCTAATTACGCTTCACAGTTAGATAAAAAAATATACGAATTGAAAGAAGATCCTAAAACAGGTAGCTTTTATATAAATGATTTTAAAAATAAAAGAAGAATAAACCTACCATCAGACCCAATTGAGGCAAAAACTGAAATAGCAGGCTACGCTGGGGTTACAGGCTATCAAAGCGGACGAACGCAAAATGCAGAAAACTTTAGAACTCAATATAAATACTAATGCAACAACTTACAGAAGAACAAAGACAAAAACTAGACGGTATTGTTCAGCAAATGATCAATAACAGTGAGTCAGAAGCTAATATACAATTTGTTGTGAATGATTTTAAATCTAAATATACGGGAAAGACGGATGCCACTGCGGGGGAGACTGCGACTGTAGTGGCAGATCAACCAAGCGAATTGGGTTTGCAGTCGGAAAATGGTTTATCGGAGCAACAAGTAGAGCCTGAGGTTCCAACGTGGCTTGAAGAAACTTTTGGTCAAGATACTTTTGGTGTAGATTTTGCTAGCGATATGTATCGTGCTGTAAAATCAGGATGGAGACAATCAAGTGCTGCTGGTGAAATAGCAGATGTTTTTGCAGGCGATGTTTCAGATGAAAAATTAAATGTATATAGAGATAGTATAAAATATATACAAGATACAGCTCAGTCTGAAGAAATGCAGAATTACCAGCGCAACGTTCAAAAATATAAAGATGAAGGTGACGGCGGTTTTTTAGCAGGTTTAAAAGCTTTTGTAAAAAATCCTTCCATAGGGCCTGAAGTTATGTTATCTTCACTATCTCAAATGGTGGGTACTGCTGCGGAAGGCGGTGCGGTATCAGGATTAGTAGCCGGAGGCGCTGCCACTGGAGCTGCTGTTGGCGCTCCTACTGGTATAGGCGCTGTAGCGGGTGCTGTAGCTGGTGCTCAAGGTTCCGCTATGATGGCTATGGAATCATTGAATACTTTTAGCGAACTTCTACAGGAAAAGGTAAAAGACAATAACGGTAACTTTGATAACAATGAAGATCTTCGTAAAGTTTTAAACGATGAAGATCAAATGAGTGATTTATACCGCAAAGCTATAGGTAGAGGTGTTGCTATTGGCGCAATAGAAGCTCTTTCTGGGGGTATTGCAGGTAAAGTAGGTGCAGTAGCCGGAAAAGGATTAGGTAAGCTTAAAAAGGCTGGTAGACTAGCCGGCGCAGTAGGCGTTGAAGCTGTGGGCGGGTCTTTAGGTGAAACAGCGGGTATGTTAGCGGCAGACCAAGAATTAGCTGGTGAAGAAATATTTTTAGAAGGTATAGCTGGTACAGCAATGGCTCCTGTATCTATTGCAGCTCAAACATTTACTGGTAATCCACAATATGTAGTAAACGGTAAAAAAACTAAGCAAAACGAAGGCAAAGCAATTATAAAAGATATGGTTGCTAATTCTACAGATGAAGAATTTGCTGGTATGCGCGTTAAAGTTAAAAACGATGACAAGCTAGCAGAAGAAGTTCAGAATCGACGTAGAAAAATAATAACAGAAAACAAAGAGGCTGTAAAGAAAAAAATTCAGCCTGAAGTTGATTCTGATTTAAAAGCTAAACTTAAATTAAAGCTTAAAAAATCAAAAGCTCAATTAAAAGAAGTGCGAGAAACCGATGGCGATGCCGCGGCAGAAGCATTTGAAATTCAAATTGATAAATTAGAAAAACAACTTAAGAAAGTTGATGACTATATAGATTTTCAACTTGATGAGCTTAATGAAGATGAAATGCTAGATCTTATGAATATGGATGATGATATTTCATTATATCAATCTATATTAAATGATCCTAGCTCTTCTGAAACAGCTAAAGAGGCCGCCAAGCAACAGCTTGAGGTTCTTAAGTCAGCGCAGCTTTTAACAGTAGCTAATACAGATTCTGCTGATATGGCTAACCCTGAGGGGCCTCAAAAGAAAAAAAATATTGATCTTTCTAAAAAAACACAAGAAGCATACGAAAAAAAAGGTAAAAATTCTTGGGGTGAGGTTTCTGAATTACAACAGGGGCTAATTAGGTCAATAGCAACTTCATTCTGGTCTAAAATAGCACCAGACAAAAGAGTGGGTACTTATGACGATTTTGTAGCCGCTTTAACAACAGGCAAAGGTGGCTTAAGAGATTTAGTTAGAACATATGATCCGTCAACAGGTGTACCGCTTGCGGCATACTTAGCCAACAAAAAATCAGGATTACGAGTAAGAGCAAACAGACTTGTAAAAGGACTCGTCAAACAAGACATCGATAAAGATTTAGATAGTAAAGAGGCGTTGTCTCAATACTCAGAAGGAATTGATATTGATAAAATGGATTTAGGTCCCGAGTTTTTACACCAAAAATTAGGTTTAGGTAAAGAACTTGGCGATTTAACTAACGATGTAGAAGTTGGTTTACAAAAAACAATAGTAGAATTAGAAAAATTAGGCGAAGTTACTCAAAAGAAAAGACAAGCTGAAGCTGAAAAAGCTTTTAATTCTATATTTACAAATAAATACGATAAAGCTATTAAAAAGTTTATTGGTAGTAATACTAAAAACAACGATAGCTTTAGCAAATTTATAAATAATAATTTTGAAACATTAAAAACAATTGCTTTAGGCAATATTGATTTTCAAAAAGGTAAGGGTATTTCAAAACATTGGAATAAATATCCACCGAGTAAACAAGACTTTTTAGATTATTATGAGGCTAAGAATGAACAAGCGTCAACTAGAAATGATAGAAAAAATAAACTTGTAAAAGCAATTGAAGCACAGCTTGCCGCAGATGCTAGAAAATCTTATTTTGAGTCAAGACAAGCGGAACAAGAAGCTTTTAACATTGAACAACAAATATCATTTCAACAAGCGCCGCAGGAAGTTAAAAAAATTAGAATATTTGACTTTGATGATACATTAGCTAAAAGTAATTCACAAGTGCTATACACGCTACCTGATGGGACTACTGGAAAGCTAAACGCAACTGAATATGCTAAAAGAGACCAAGAGCTAAAAGATAAAGGAGCTACGTTTGACTTTTCTGAATTTAGCAAAGTTATAGACGGTAAGAAGGGGCCTTTGTTTGAAGTAGCGCAAAAAATAAATGCCGCTAGAGGTAATGAAGATTTATTTGTTCTAACAGCTAGACCTGCAGATTCAGCTGGTCCAATACAAGAATTTTTAAAATTAGCTGGACTAGATTTTAGGAAAGAAAATATTATTGGTTTAGGTGACGGAACTGCGCAGGCTAAAGCTGATTGGGTGCAAGGCAAAATAAATGAAGGTTATAACGACTTTTATTTTGCAGACGACGCTATTAAGAATGTAGATGCTGTTAAAAATGCACTCGACAATGCTGATGTTAAAGGTAAAGTACAGCAGGCTAAGGCGTATCAAGAGGCTGTTGAAGAGATAACTGCCGGAAGTGTTGAAGTTATGCCTGAAGCGCCACAAGGAGACTTAGAAGGTCAATTAGACGACTTTAGAGATTTAGCTGAAACTTTAGGATTAGGAAGATTAGAGAGAACCAGCAATGAAATAAGAAAAAAAGTGCACGAAGGGTTAATGAATTTAGCCAAACAAGGGCGTTTATCTCTAGAGGCATTAGACTGGTTTAAAATGGGGTCAAGGGGGCGTAAAAAAGTTGATGGGCAAAGAGTTGATATGCCTGCGGGTGGTGGAATTTATTTTAACCAAACAGATCCTACGTATATAGATTTAAAAAACGCTATAATAGCGTCTAATGCTAAACCTAATACTAAAATAAAACCATTAGCTGTTACACCAGAAGCTACTACAAAAGGTACTAAAGCATATACAGAAAATCAAAAAAGACAGGCGCAAAATGATAAAGCTTTTTCTGAATTTATTGGTTTTATTGACGAAATTATGCAAGAAGACGTACTATTAGCGGCTATTTTAATACATGATGCATCCGCAGCTACTGACGGCATAATAAAAGTTGTTGCTCCTCTGCGATATACAACTAAAAATTTAGAATTTGGCACTGAGGGGACAAAGTACGGTTCGGATTACAAGAAAAATGCCGTAAGAAACTGGAGAGATGAGCACACTATGACTGCTAGCACCGTTGCTAATTACATTGGTATTGCGGCTAAAAAGGCAAAAAACGGCGCTCGAAGTATATTGCCTTTAATTAAAAAACAATATTTTAGAACTTTACTTTCTTTAAAATATGACGAAATAGTTGAAAAAGGGGGATTTGCATCTACCATGCAAAAAACTTTTCGTTTAATTTATTCTAATACACTTGGTCGCTATTTCAATGATAGTACAAATTCTATAATGGGAGGGATGGATCCCACTAATTTAGTTAACATAGAAACAGGGCAAACAGTTGCAGAAGAGTTTGGCTTTAAAGAAAGAAGTGGTGTTTTATTAAATTTAGAATTAACAGAACAATTTAAAGATAAAACTCCAGATAAAATACAATCTAAAATTGAGCTGCAAGAAGACAGTATACCGGATCCTGAATTATCAGGAAATGAAAGAGTAGAGGCTTTATCTGATTTATTGCAATCTGCTTATGGTACAAATGTATTTAAAACGAAAGACGAAGCTATTGAATATTTAGTAGGGCTTGGGGTTTCAAAACAAAAAGCAGAAGGGTACACTAATCAGAAAGGATTTAGACTTCCCGGAGCAATATTCATTAATGAAGAAAAAGCTGGTGTTGACACTGCAATGCATGAGTTTACTCACGAATGGGCGGATTTAGTAAATGACAAAGATCCAGATTTATTCAATGCAATATATGATAAGCTAAGGGCTCATCCAAGATTTGAATCTGCTATAAAAAGAATGGCTGACTCAGATATATATTCTCTATATGAGGTTGATTCATTCAAATACAAGAATGAAGTAATGGCTCATATATTAGGTGAAGAAGGTAAGTCGCTTTACGAATTATTTGAAGGTGATACTGAGGCAAAAACATTAATTGATAAATTCTTTGATTATGTTAGAGAAGCTTTAGGGTTTGATCCAACAATTAAAAACTTTGCTGATTTAACTGTGGAAGAAGTTACTAAGCTGGCTGTAAAGGATATATTAGAAGGTAATCCTGCAGCAAACTTTGACAAATTGCAAAACGTTGCTGAAGGTAAATCTTGGTTTCAAAAATCTGAAGCTAGTATTAGTAAAAGCGCTAAAGCAAAATCTGATCCTATAGTAAGAGCTTTAAATAAATTAAAGTTATCATATAGAGAAAATAAAAATTTAGCACAAGCTATAAATGACGCATATACCGAAGTAGAAGGTATGATGGAGTTCATAGACTTTGTTAGGCTTATATCTAAAAATACTAAAGAAGTTCCTGCTGGTAAATCAAAAATGTTACTCATAGGAAAAGCTGAACTTATTAAAGCCGATAAGATTGCTCAAGAAAGCGCTAAAAAACAAGCTGAGGACAAAGTAAATGAAGAGCAGGCTTCTAAGCTGCAGTCTATGTTTAGAAGAATAATTTACCAAGCAAAGGGTGAAGGTGCTAAGGCATCAAGATGGTTTATTCCACCTAATGCTGAAGATTTTAAAGGTTTGCTATACGCATTCTTACCCAAAGGTCAATTAGGCGTTGATGCACGCAAATGGATGGAAAAGAATTTGCTAAAACCATATTCAAATGGTATTGCTACTCTTGACACTGAAATACTTCATAAGTCTAAAGCTTGGACTGATATGTCTAAAGGTTTTAACTTTGAAGAAAAAGTTGGTGGTACACCATATACTTTAGGTGATGCTATTAAAGTTTACAATGCACTTAAAGAAGGTGTTGATCCAGGTATTGCTAAGAAAAAACATTTAGATGCGCTTATACACGCTGTAGAAAGTAATTCTGAAGTATTAGACTTGGCCAACGAAGTTGCTGAATCATTCCCGATTAAACTTGAATCAGGTTGGCAAACAAGAGCGTTTGCTAAAGAGATTTATGATTCTATTAATAATGGTGCACGTAAAAGACATCTTGAAACATTTAGTAATAATGTTGATGCTGTATTTACAGACGCAACACTTGATTTAATTGCAGACCAATACGGTGAAAAATATAGACAAGCAATAGTATCTACGCTACGTAGAATGAAAAGCGGTAGAAATAGAGTGTCTACTGATGCTAATGCAAATGTTTATATGAACTGGTTAAATAGAGCAGTTGGAACAACAATGTTCTTAAATACTCGTTCTGCTGTATTGCAGTTACTATCTACATTAAACTTTATAGGTAAGCCTGGTAATAATATATTCCAAGCTACTGCAGCATTTGCAAATCAAAAGCAATGGAAGGCAGACTATAATAAACTATGGAATAGTGATTATTTAGCTAATAGGCGAGATGGCGCCAAGTTCGATGTATTAGCAGATGAAATTGCAGAAGGACCACAAGGATTAAATAAAATACTTAAGTTTGGTTTCTTGCCAACAAGATATGCGGATAGCTTTGCTATTGCTCTTGGAGGTGCTGCATACTATAGAAATAGAGTTAACATGCTAATGAAGGAAGGAATGAGTGAGGCCGATGCCGAAGCTCAGGCTATGATTGATTGGAGAGCTACTGCTGAAGAATCTCAGCAATCTTCTGATCCATCTAAAATTTCTGAAATACAAGCATCGTCAATTGGTAAAATAATATATGCTTTTGCTAACACACCGTTTCAGTATGCAAGGATAACAAAAAGAAAGTTACAAGATATTTCGTCTGGTAGATCTGCAGCGGCTGGTACTATGAGAACAGATATGCAATCTATATTGTATTATTCTGTTGGCCAAGCTATAATGTTTAATGCATTGCAAAGCGGCTTAGTAGCTTTACTTAATTCTAATGATGAAGAAGACGAAGAGTTAAAAGATGAAAAATATGCATTAATGTTAGAGCGTACTTTAACTTCTTTTGCTAAGTCTACAGGTAATCCCGGCGCTGTTGCATCAACTTTATATGCAATGATGAAAGAAGGTTATATGCAGCAGACTGGTAAGAAAAGACCCGACGCTAATGCCTTCGCTATAACAGCTACATCTATATCTCCACCTTTGAATTCTAAGATTAGAGATTTAGCCGGCGCTTATAGAGCTTTTAATAAAATAGAAGAGGGTGATACATTTACGCCTTCTTTAGATAATGAGGCTTTAACTATGGCAGGTGAAGTTGCATCATTTGGCGGTGTACCTTTGGATAGAGTAATAAGGAAAGCAAGACATTTAGCAGCAATTAAAAATGAAGAAGCCGAGTTATGGCAGAAGATTTGGATGCTTGCTGGGTGGAGTAGTTGGGAGCTTGGTGTTAAGGAAAGTAAAGACACTGAGTTTAAAGCTATAGATTTTAAAGATGTAGATTTTAAAGAAGTAGAGTTTAAAGAGTCTGCATTTAAAAAGTTAGAAGAAGGCATAGCCGGAAGAGCAAACAAAGATGGCACTATAGAGATAGACCCCAACCTATCTCCTGTTGAACGTGAAAAAACTATTGCCCACGAAAAACAACACATAAAAGACATGAAAGCTGGTAAGCTAAATTATGACGATAATTATGTATATTGGAACAATAGCAAGCACGAGCGTAAAAATGGCAAGATTATTTATAAAGGGAAATCTTATATAGAGGGCCATCCTAGTTTACCTTGGGAAAAGAAGGCATATAATGCTGAACCGAGTACCAAAGATATTAAGCGTAAAAAATTATATGCTTAAATAAAAATAGGGGATGATACCAATTACGGCGTCATCCCCTTTAATTATTTAAAATATTAAACCAATACCAAAACCAACGATAGGTCCGACAATAGCCCATATTTCTAAGAACCTAATTCTTTCAAGTTCTTTCTGCGTAAACACATTATCTTGCGTGTCTAAAATTAAATTAGCAGCTTTAGCTTTAGCTTCTAATAATTCTTTTTCTAACTTTTGTACTTTTTGTTTTAAAGTCATAATATATAATTTAAATTATCCATCGCAGCTTAAACAATCAGGATCCATAGCTGCTGCCGCTATATCTCCTCTTAATACAGATTCTGTACGTGTATAATACAAAGTTTTAATACCTCTTTTCCATGCTTCAATATGCACCTGGTTTAACCACCTAGGCGGTGCTTCTGATGGGAACGCAAGGTTTAAACTTACAGACTGGTCTATATAGTCTTGTCTTATACCTGCCTGCTTAACTAATTCCAGTTGATTTATTTCTTTAAATGTTTTAAATACATTGATTACTGGCTCTCCCCCTTCTTGGTTAAGTCTTCCTCCGTGATCGTAATACCATCCGTTAAGTTGTTTAATTCCTTGAACGGATCCACCATCTTCCAAAATTTTATCCCAAGTTTCTTTATTATTGATTCCAACTTTTCTTAATACTTTTTCTAATTCCTTATTTCTTCTAATAAATGTTCCCTTAGCACTTTGCTCGGTAAACACATTCGCAGCCCAAGGCTCAATGCCTGGTGAAACATTGCCTGCAAGTTTTGAATTCGATACAGTTGGTGCAATAGCTCTTAAATGGGTATTACGGAAGCCTGTACCGGCACACCATAGCGGTTCGCCATAAGTTTCAGCTAATGCTCTTGACGCTCTTTCTGTTTCAATTTTTATTTTTGAAAATATTTCTCTCGTTTTAAATTGAGCTAGTAAGCCTTCAAATGCAATTCCATTCTTCTGCAATAAACTATGCCAACCTAAAACCCCTAGGCCCAAGGCTCTGCCCTTTACAGCTGATCTCACAGAATTCTCGAACCCCCTCATGTTCTTCGCTCTCTGAATGAATTCTTCCAGGACACCGTCCAGGAACCAAGTAGCATCGTACACCAGATTTGTATTTTTCCATTCGTCGTATTTTTCTAAGTTAAGAGATGATAAGCAACAAACAAAGCTATGTGATTCATCTGTATGTAATACTATTTCGCTACAGATGTTCGTCATATGTACTTTTAAGCTATTTTTCTTATATGCTTCTGGATTAGCTTTATTCGTGTTGCCTTTAAAAAGGATATATGGTTCACCAGTTGCTTTACGCTTTTGGAGTAGCTTTGCCCATCTTTGCCGAGCGTCTTGATCTCCCGCTTCAAGTCTTCGCATAAACTTATCGCCAACGACAGCACACTGGTGTAGGTTAAGAGATTGTCTATTGACGTCTCCTTTAGGTTCCCTAATTTCAATCCAATCGAGGAAGTCATCGTGTTCAATATTAATATTAACTGATGCAGCTCCTCTTCTAACGCTACCTTGGTTGGTTGCGAGTATAGTTGAGTCGTAGATTTTGCAAAAAGGGACAACGCCGTCTGAAGTTCCATTACCTGTTATTTTAGCACCGGCAGGACGAATCATATTAATTCCGATACCAACACCCCCACCGTGTTTTGCTAGTAACATCATTTCTAAATTTTTACCACCAATGTCTTGTATGCTGTCAGCAACATCAATGCCAAAACAACTGATAGGTAAACCTCTGTCTGTACCTGTATTAGACAGCACAGGAGACGCTAAACATAACCAACCCTGCCATATATACTCAAAAAACTTTTCGGCTAGTTCTGGCTTGTATAAACGCTTAGCTACTGCGTTGCAGACTCTCCAGTAGGCATCTTTGGGGGATTCTCCGTTAACCAAATATCCCCCGGATATAGTCTTTTTGTAAACTTCGGTATCTCCCCAGGTCGGGTAGTCTTCACCTTTTTTCCATTCATTATTCCACATTATAAATTGTATAAATAAATTAAATAACCTAACACTAGGTTTATATTAATAATAACTAAATTCCATTGTTTAGCAATCCAAACCTGTGGCGTTAATAATAATCCACCAGTTATATACGTAAACGCACCAAGATTGCCATAGCCAAGTAAATAAGGTGACAACATTATAAACGCAGACCCCATGTAGCCTAGTCTAGAAGATAATCTTTCAGCGGGAGACAGCTTACGTTCTTTGACCAAAGATTTAAGCCATTGTCTTTTTACTGAATTCATCTTAGCCTTTGGAATAGCCAAGCTGTAGAAGACCTAGGCTTGCAAACCACCATAGTCTCAAAGCCTAAATAATAACAGAGTTTATAATCATCTAAAGTATCATTTCTAATAACTCTTATTTCTTTATTAACTACCTTAATGGTGCCTTTAGCTAAAATTTGTTTTGCTCTATTAGTAAAAATATATCGTTCAAAAGAATTATCCTCTTTTATATCAACATATTCATTTGTTCCGCTAACCCATAAACCATGCACAGATGTGTTTTGCGCAAACGTATAGGTACTCATCATTAATAATATTCCAAATAAGTATTTCATTTAATTTTATTTTTAATTACCAAATATCTTCAAAATCTTCTCCTTCGTTTGCTTTAGAATAATCTGTTGGCCTAACAGCAAAAAAATCAGTATGGGTATGACCGCCAGTAAGATGGTAGAACCAATCGAGATTTGCTGCCCCGTCTTCGTCAAATGCAAAGTATTGCCCGAGGTCGAAGTAACCAAGTTCTTGCAATTTTTCATTGAGGCGCTTTCTAATGAATTGTTTAAGATCATAGGCTTTAAGGTTTTCAATGTCTCCGAGTTCAAACATTTTATCAATATACTTTTCTTCTGCTTTAAGCATTGCTTTTGCTGCTGTAATAACATCATCTCTGCATTCTTCTAATAAGTTAGGCATTTCTTCACACATATGATTAAACAGCCTACACCCCATTTTACTGTGTAGAGATTCGTCTCTTACAGACCACTTCATCTGTTGCCCAATACCTTTTAATAAATTTCTTAATTGAAAAGAATATAATACAGCAAAAGCAGAATATAAACTAACTCCTTCAGCAAAAGCAGAAAAAATAGCCAGCGATTTTCCAATACCAACTGGATCAGATCCTTCATAAGCAACGAGGTTTTCAAATCTATCCATTGTTGCTTCATCTTGTAAAAATGCTTCAAAGTTTTCTAATCCTAAAGTTTCATTTAAATAGCTGTATGCTACAGCGTGTATTGTTTCTTGGCTACCAAACATCATGGCCATTTGCTGTATTTCGTGTTTAGGAAACCAACCAACAACCTTTTGTGTCCAATAATCAGATACTGCACATTCTGTTTGTGCGAAACCTAAAAGTATATTACCGACTAAGTTTTTTTCTTCTTTATTTAGTCTCTCATTCCAGTCTTTAACATCACCAGACATAGGTATTTCAGTATGTAACCAAAAAGCTTGCGCTTGTTTCAACCAACCCTCGGTATAATAATCAGGGTATTCAAAAGGTTTATATGCTATACGCGGTTCAAATAACCCCATTTATATTTCTAGTTTTTTATCGTTTTCGTTTTGTTTTGCTTTTTCTTTTAACTGCTCAACTATTTCATCATAATTTGGAAGCTGCTGTATAAAAGCATATACACCGGATATACGCTCATCAAGCATCCGCATTTCCATAATTATTTGTTCTGATACAGCTTTTAGCTGGCCAACCTTACCGGCCAACTCAGCTCTTGTTGGTGTGCTCATAATGCGTCTTTACTTAATATTAAAGGGCTCTCATCTTTATTAGTTTGTATTTCAAAATGTGTTTCCCTTTCGGTTATAATAATTTTTTTATTTTTAAATCTTTTAGGATATTTTTTTAATAAGTATTCTTGCCAATTATTCATCATATACTGTTAAACATAATTCTACAAAAGGTAAATATATTACATGTTCGTTATACTTGTCATTAATATAACTTCTTACTCCGATAACTACACCGGGATATAATCCTAAACTAAGTTCCCACGGTTTCATTTAAATAATAATTAAGCATTTTCATGTGATGACCTATTCTTTCTAAATAATGATTCTTCAACGTAAAATCCGTGTCGTCTTGCGATTTCGTCAATTGCTCTTGAGTTAACTCGCTTGCTGTATTTTGCATACTTTTTAATATCTTTTTCTAATTTTCGCCTTTTGTAATGTAATGACGCTAATTTTTTCTGTTTTCTTTTATTAACTGAATCGTCCGGTCTACTTCCTTCTGATTTTGCGGTTTGTAAAGTGTCTTTCCAATATTGTTTTTTGTCAGCCATAATTTAAAAAGTTTCCAACGTAAAGGGAAAGATTCATTAGCTCTCCCTTTGCATTCTATGATGTAGTCTTTTCCAGTAAAGTCAGGCGTATATTTAATGCCCAATACTTTTTTGCTCCCTCGGTTAGTGTAATCACCTTTTCCGTTTGCTTGTTTTTCGTAAGATTCATTTGTAAAATTAAAACTTTCGATAAGCTGGAAAACTTCACCTTCATAATATTCAAATAGTTTTTCTTTTTTTAAAGCCATATAAGTGTAGCGCTCAAGGCCGGAAGCAAAGTTAATGCCATCATATGTAATTTTCTTTGCTGTTACAGGCCCACGCTTTTTACTTTTCTTTCGTCTCATTAGTATGATTAGTTGTCCATGTTTTATTTATATTGTAGCCTAATTGATCGGGTGGCCCAGGATCTGGATAAGCAGAAACAAGTTCAGCATCTACTTCCCAGTCTTTAATGTAACACTCTTCAATCTCTTCACGTAATGACATACGGGCTTTTTCAATATAGTTTACGGCATCCATAAGTTCTTCTTGTAAATGGTTGAGCCAAGTATCTAGTGGCTGGTCATCATCAAAAAGAGTAACACCATACTTTTTAAAACCTACGTCAGATCGCTTTTGAATCTTACTTACTACTTGTTGTATAATTTTATCACGCATCTTTTACAAATGTTCCGTTAATCATTCTACCAGTTCTATTAGATATTTCATCATAAGCAGACTTAATGCAAATTTCAATATCGGTACCGACAAGGTGGGCAAGATTAGTAAGAACAACAACGCTATCACCAATAGCATCAATAATATCTGCCTTATCATCTTTAAGTATAGCTTGGGATAATTCTCCTGATTCTTCATATAATTTAATTAATTGTGTTTTAGCATCGCCTTTATCATATATTCCGCGCCTATTAGCCCAGTTCCTTATATCTTCAAATATATTATCAGAAGTTACTGATGATTGTTTTTGGAACTCACCTGCTTCAGCCATGGCTTTATTATAAATATAACAGGTGTTAGGACCAAATTGACTATTATGTACATTAGATATAACCCAATCAATTTTATCAGTCGAATCAAGTTTAAACGTTCCATATTGCGTTTTAATTTCTAAATCTGCTAAAAACCTTGCATCTAATTCTTTGGATGATATTTTAAATGTAGTTGTAGTCGGAGATGAGCTGTGTTTATTCATAGTCTTTTTAAATAAATCTTTATAAGGTTTTCTATCTACTTTATACCCCAAATCTTTTTGTAACTCTTGCTCAACCCTTGAAGCCTCAGCTACGTTGTCAGTCTCAAAAAGTATTTCATACTCGCCAGGCTTATAACCTTGAGCTTCAATAATACGTCTTTGAATACTTGTAGTACACCCAATTTTAACACCAGGTATGTGGTAAATTTTATATTTACCTTTGCTTAGTTTTGTATGCATCTTGTATTGATTTAATTATATTTAAGCTTTTTTCACTAAGGAACTTGCCCATGTAATTATTTTTTTGAAACCAGTATTTATACTCCAACATTGAGTTTTGCCTTAATTGCTTCATGTGGGTTATAGTTTACTAAATGAATCATTTTATGTGTTGGTATTCTTATAAAGTTTCCCGCCCCTTCTTCAATAGATAATCCAAAGTCAATTCCCACACGAGGAAGTTTCCTAAAATCACGGGATAATTGCTGCTTAGCTTGTTCGACATGGTTATTATAAAGATGACAATCACCGAGTGAAGCAGTAAGGCGCCCAGGTTTATAACCCGCTCCTTTTGCCAACATAGATAATAATAAGCCATACATGGCAAAATCATAAGGCAGACCAAGAAAGACGTCAGCAGATCGTTGGGTCCAAAGTAAATCAAGTTTTCCATCATTTATATATATTTGAATGCTATAATGACAAGGAGGCAATGCCATATCATCCATATCATTGGGATTCCATAAGCTTGCCACGATGCGCCTAGATGTTGGTTCTTGTTTAATTTGCTTGAGAATTTTTTCAAGTTGATCAACACCATTAAAGTCCCTAAGCTGCTTCCCATAAACAGGGCCAAGCGTACCATCTGTTCTACCTGACCGCTTATAATCAGGATCCCAGTAAGTGACGCCGTAATCGCGCAAGTAAGCAATGTCAGTGCGTCCTTGTAATATCCATAATAATTCTGTAACTGCATGGTTGAAATATATTTTTTTTGTTGTTAATAGAGGAAACCCTGCTGCCATGTCATGTCTAAGCATTCTTCCAAAGACAGATTGCGTCCCAGTGCCTGTTCTATCATCTTTTTGTGCTCCACCGTGGAGTATTCCTGATAATAATCCTCTATATTCATCTTGTACGTTTATCATAATAATATTTACACATTTCATAATAACTAGGCCATATAGTGTTTTTATCATATATATGAGGCGCTATATTTATTTTTTCACCTTTTATATATGGTCCAACATTTATACCTATTTTCCATTTTCCAATTTCGCCGTTAATACCTAGCGGTGATATTCTAATATTGTTTCTTATACAATAATTAGAAGCTTTAGTCTCTTCGGGCGTTGGGTGATACTTAGGCATCCAATTTTCTTTTTTCTTTGCCATTAGTCCCAAGGCATTGTTTCATTGCTGAAAGTAGTTAAAGGTATATAATCACCAGAAGCATGATTCCATTTAAAATGTGCCTCCGCTTGATTTTCCCCTAAGTTTTGAAATTTTACTTTAAGTACTTTAACTTTCACAGAATTATTAGTATAGTCTCTATGCACTAACAAACCGTGATAAGATGCGTCATACCATTCACCGCCACCTTTAATATTATACATGGTTGGCTCATCAATAGTACCATCATCTTTTTTGTACATTTTAGTTGGGTGTGCAACAACAACTACTAAGACATCATATTTTTTAGCAAAAGCTTCTATCCTAGCTAAGTATTCCATTGTTGCGTCTGGTATAGACATATCAGCAGCACCTTTCATTTTAACTTTATTATAGGGATCAATAACTAAACACTTTATACCTTTTCTTTTAACAAGCTCTGCTCCCTTTTTCAAAACAGTATCTAAGTCATATCGCTCTGCTTCTATAAAGTAAAAATTATCATTTACAATTTCAAAGCAAGCATTCCACTTCTCAGTACCTAAATCGGATTCTTTAGGCATCCATCCGCCAATCTTTCTAATTAGCTTATGTGCGTGTAAAAATGTAGGCTTATTTTCTGGTGACGCAAATGCTGTTTTCCAACCATATTTTAATTGGTAACCCACAGCCATTCGATCAACAAAATCAGACTTGCCAGAGCTAGGCACTCCTGTAACGGTGATGAATTGCCCTGTATAAGTACTGAATATGCTATCAAAGTTATCAAGACCGATTTGATACCCAGGTTTAAAACCTTCATAAATAAATTCTTCAAGTTCTTCATTTATATCTCCTACTGTTACAACGTTCTCTAAAGGAACGGGTTGTGCATTATGTATAGCATCGCGAAGAGCGTTCCTGCCATTAGCAATAATAAAGTCATTAGCGTCCTTATACTCTCCGAAACTTGCCAACCAGCATATTTCCGCCCCAAAGCGACGTATAAGCTCTTGTTGTAAGTTTTGACCAGCTTCATCAGAATCTGTAGCGAGTATGATCTTTGACTTATCATCAAAGTACTCAATGCAGTTGTCAAGATAATCAAGGTTAAGCCTGTTAAGTGTAGCACCGTTTGGTACGGAAACCACGTTATGTATACCAGCTTCATAAACACTAAGAGCGTCCATTTCACCTTCCACAATAACACACCAGTCATGCCCAACAATATTGTCAAGATTATAGAATACTTTTTCTGCATCTTTAACAAGTTTAAAATTTTTCCTACCATCTCTATATTTTATATTTATTAATTCGTTATTTATAAAATAATTAAATTGAATAGTATTTTCATTCTTACCTGTTTGAGGCATCCATTCACCCCCTTCGGACACTTTTAAGCGATTGAGGGTAGATTGTGATATGTTTCTACCCTCGAACCATTTAATAGCTTTGTCAGACAACTCAGTAATATTTTTCCTCTCAGGTCTAACATAAACCTTATCGCTTCCACCTTTGCGTTTAAAGGTGTGCAGTTGAAATACTTCATCGCAATTCATACAAGTGCCGAGACCACGTTCCCAATCATACATAGCGCATTTAGCTTTACGATTTTCAGGTTTCCTATCATGTGAGCATTTAGGGCATATACCTTCCTTCTTGCCAACTTCAAGGTCATATTGATTGAACTGGTCAATCGTAAATCCATTGATCTCTGTTGTATTCATTTAATCTTCAATTAAAGTTACTTCGCCGTCTTCGTCGTATTCGACGTACAAATAATCTTCTTCGTGCATTAGAAAGGTAGATCAGGTTCTGCAGCAGCAGGTGCTTGAGCTTGCATAGATGCTTGTTGAGGTGTACCCTCTCTGGCGGCTGTTGCAACATTTTCACCATTAGTCCAAACTACTTTAACATTACCGAGATATTGCTTTTGCATTTTAGCATCTCTTTCTTCTTTAGTCTGTTCTGTCATAATATAACCAGAGTCACCATATTGACCAGGCTCATCATTTAAAACAATACTTACAGGATAATACTTACCTTTTTTACCTTCATAAATTTTTGACTTATCAATTTTAGTTAAGTCAATGTTTGCTGAAATAATACTTGCCATTAGTATGTAGCTAATTGATTAAACATTCTTCTAAGCTGGTCTTTATTAGCGCCAGTAACTCTACGCAGATTGTCTACCGCTTTTACATGGTT